ATAGTATTTTCAGCAGCATCCTTGCTATCAAATGTTTCAAGGATTCTGTTATCAGCCAAAATTGCGTAATAGGCTGGCTCACACTTCTCAATAGGCTGCTGTGATGTGTAATAGTTATAAACTCCATCAGCTTCTGGAATATTTACAAACTCTTGATTTCGGCAGTAATTGCCTTTTTCATCGTGCCATACTTTTACTATAAAATCTGGCTCACACTTCTCTAATTTTTTATCCATGATTAGCAAACTCCCCATGTAGTTTTAAGGCGGCATCTTCTCTAGCAGATTTAGCATCTTCAATATTTTTAAAACACCCTAATGTAATTTGTTTGCCACCATTAGAAATGACAGCAACATAATGTTTATCTCTTTCAACGTATTTAACGCCTTTTATGCCTGTTTTATTGTCTTTTCTGCGTTTTGCATTTCTTTGATTTTCTTCCCTACTGGCAGCCCTTAAATTACATATTCTGTTGTCATCCCTAACGCCATTTATGTGGTCAATAAATTTATCTGATATATCACCATGAACTAAGCTATAAGCAACTCTATGAGCTAAATAATTTTTATTATTAAAATTAATTTCCCTGTACCCGTGTCTGTTTATATTTCCAGCAATTTTTCCAGCTTTCGCTCTTCCTATACTTAATTTCCATGTAAAAATTCCAGTTTCATGGTTGTAATCTATCCACTTACTTAAAATTTCAGTATCAATTTTATTTGCCACAGTTTTCTTTAATGCTTCCTGTACGGTTACGTTACTCATGATTTTTTCCTATCTTTAAAAACCATCTGGTTAATAAGATTTATGGGCTTGGCGTTGCACTATGCGGACTCTGCTAGGTCATCGGCAGTTATTTTATGCTCGGTAGATAAGCCAGTTGATTCCCAATACCTACCTGTCACGTGTCGTTTAGCCCAATCATGAAGCAATGTTTTAAGATTGTCTTTTGCCTCTTTAGTAACATCGGCGAATGGGGATGCATCCTCGCATCTTATGTTGTCGTACAAGTATTCATCTGCTCGTTCAAGGATATTGTCAACGTCAAGATATTGAGTAAAATCTACCGCTTCAAATTCGCAACTGTAATAAGTGCTTCCTAATTCCAAATTACCATCACAATCAAGCGCATCAATAACTTCACCAATGTCTGAATAGGAAAAGTCCTCTTCATTTATGCTATAGAAAACTTGCTTTACTTTTTCGCTCATAATTCATTTCCTCTCGTATAAGTGCCAATTAATTGCGCTAAACTAATTAAAATAAATAGGGCTTGATTCTTTACGTGAATCACTCGGTATCATCACAACCAGGGTGTGCGCTTTTGTTCTGCCCGATCACGTCTTGCGTTTCGCTTATTACCTTTTGCAGATTTATGCTTTGCCATGATATTTCCTTTATAAAAAACCCTACCTGCCTCGCTTATGCTTCCGTATGTTCAAGAAGTGTTACCAAGCCTCGCAGAATCGGGATAAACATTTATGCCTCTTTAACGGCAAAATAAATATCACGGCACGCAAGCACGTCAGCCATCGCCGTATGCGCGTCATCAAATCCCCTACCAAAGAAATGCTGGTACGCTTCGGTAAGGTTCGGTGTTTTATTAAAGTTTTTCTTTGCTGCGATCATCTTTTCGGTAGGTGGTAGATTGCACAGTTTTGTTGACAGCCTGGCTGTACATTCAGCCTCGCCAGCTTTCCATACATCAGCCAGTTCGTTCCCCATGTAGCGCTTGGCTGCAATGCGGATAATCCTTGCATCAAACTGTTCGTTGTGGCCTATGCGTAAGCGGCTGCCAACCAAATCAATCAGTATGCTGGTGGCATCAGCCTCACTTACACCAACGTCCAAGGCATACTCTTGTGTGATGCCGTGTATTTCCGTAATTTCCGGTGTAATAACCCATCCGTCAGGCTTGATAATCAAGTCAATCGCCTGAATGGTTTTTTTGCTTTCCAAATCCACCAAGATCGCGGCCAACTGAACAATGTGCGGCTGGCGTGGGTCGTCTGACGGCTCTGAATACAATGGCAATCCGGTTGTTTCGGTGTCATAAAATGCGGCGAGTTTCATTAAAGTTTTCCTTTTTAAATACCCAATGCCTTGCGTGGGTTAATGTAAGTGCCAATTTTGTGCGGTTGCCTTACGGTCATAAAAAACATTCCATCATCAGGGTATGTATTAAAACCAACCTGCTTAGATACCCTGCAGCTAATGCACTTGTATTGCACGCCCCCTGTAAGCGGATTGTTTTTTACACGCTTAATCAGAAGGCGGTACATGGTTATGCAGCTTTCGCTTGTGCAAATGACTGTGTTAGCCAGCGCTGTGCTGTTGGCTTATCAACGCTATAGGTAGTAGCTACCAAGTTAATAATTGCTTCGGCGGTAGGGCGCTTACCGATATTAGTAACCACCGTTTTATCTTCACCGGCAGCAGGATCAACACCAATAACGTGCTTGCTAAAGTCGGCTTCATTGATCAGGTTATTGATGGGTGAGTTTGATAAATCAGCAGCACCAGGCTTTTGCTTAAATTCTTCTTTGGCGGCAATTTCTAGCTTGGCATTAAATTCAGCTTGTCTTGCTGCCGCATCAGCTTCCACTTTCGCACGAATAGCTATGGCTTTTTCTGCCGCTTCCTGCAGCGCCTTTTCATGCTCGGCAATACGCGCATTCACTGCCAATTTAAAGTCATCAGCCTGTTTGTAAATCAGAGTTTGCAGATCAGCAAAAATCGGGAATTGGCAATCCAGTGACTTAAACCATGTGAGTTTTGCGCGTAGGTCTTTAGCCAGGTTATTTACATGAAGTTCAGCATTAGCCAGCAGGTCATTGATTGCGCCCTGCATACTGTCATAGTTGCGTTTACCTTTAATGGTATTGGCAAAGTCCGGTGTTGTTTCCAGTATGCGAATCGGTGCGGTTTCTGCTTCAAGTGCTGCGATGATGCCGGTGAATTTCTCTTTCGCCTCGGTGATCATCTTGGTTTTCTTGATTTTGTCTTGCGTTTCAACGTCACTTTCGAGTTTTAGTGCAGTCTTACGCATATCCTCGCACCAAGCATCAATCATGCGTGCAGCTTCGCCTACGGTAACAGTCTGTGACAGCATGGCCTCTTTCGCTTGCTTGGCCTGTTCAATGCTATCGCGCAAGTGTTTGGCTGCGGCTTTAGCGTCTACAAAGTCTTGGTCAGTCACTAACTGGATTGCACGCACGTCAGACAGACGTTTAGCCAGTGCTTGCCCGTACTCTTTCATGTTGTTGGTGGTAATCTCGCCTACGGCCTGTATGAATAGGGTAGGTAAGCCTTCGATTGTTTTGGCTTCCAGTTTTTCAGCGACAACCGGCGGCGTGTAATTGGCAAGGTCACGGTGAAACTGCGCCCAAATATCAATTACAGCCTGTTTGCGTTCCGGCGTGGTGGTGTACCATAGGTGCTTGGCTTCAATCAGGTTGTAATAAGTCGTGACTTCTACACCATCAATGATTTCAACCAGTACGTGTTCGGTAGGTGTCTGTGACTTTTCCCACTTGGTTGCACTAAATAGCGTGGTGTCTATTCCGGCAATCAGGCATTGCTGATCCATCTGCAATTTATAATGCTCGTCCAGGTCATCACCGGTTTCGCAGGCGCGAATCTCGTCATTGAGTGCTTTATGTTCCCAATTCAGATCGTAATTTAGGGTTAGTCCGTCAAACGAGGCGCTTAATGCACCATCGGACGCAGTAATCGGGTACAGTTCACCATCAATCACGGCTTCTGCCAATGGTCGCGCTAACGCTTCGGCGCGGTGTCCGTCATCAAAACGTTTCTGTGTGGCTGCGTCCACTTCCGCACGCAAGCCGGTAGCGTACTGGTGCTGCAATGCGGCACGGCTTTTGTATTTGCTCTTGCTTGCGGCGGCTGATACTTCGCTGGCATTGTCGTATTGTTCACGGTGGGCGTGCCATTCAGGCGACCCCTGTACTAAGTTATGGATAATCATGATTAAGCTACCTCTCTTTGTTCAGTGCTTTCGTAGTCATTCAGAAAGTCATCTGCTGGTGGTACTTCTGTAAAATCAGCCTCGATCACTTCCAACTGTTTAGCCCATGCTTCAATCGTTTGTTTCTGTGGTTCTGTCAGCAAGTAACGTGTCTGCAGTTGGTTAATTAAACCGGCTGGTGTTTTCTTACCGCTAGTCACTGCCTCTTTCCATGCAGATTCATTCTTGCTGAAATTGGCATCGGTGCAGAATGGCAGGGTTGGCTTCTCGGCAGGCTTTTGTGCTGCGTTAGCATTTTGACTATCCTGCTGTGGCGTAATGTCAATTTCCTTGCCTTCCATTTCCTCGGCGGTAGGCATTGAACCTAATTCTGGGAATGCTTTACGCAACGCCTGCGCCTCGGCACACTTGGCTAACTGTGCATAAGGGCGCTTTTTCCACATAGAGTTTGGCTGTGCGCTATCTTTTGATGCAGTCGCATAGTTCTCAAGCCAAAGTTCTTTGGCGTGATATTCTGCGATCATGCCGTTTGGCATCAATTTACGAACAGTCACTTTGCACCATTTAGGATAGGTAACAGTTACAGCTTCACGGGCTTTATTGGCTTTCTCGTATTTGTCGTAATAGCTTTCTGCTTCAAATACCTGTTTAACATCATCGCCAAATACCGGTTCATCAATACCAGCCATTTCACCGCTACGGCTGGCCTGTGTTCTGTATAAGCCAATGCCAGGCATTACTACATCGCGCATTTCTCTGGCTTTACTGTCATACATCGGTACAAGATGAACAGGCTTTTGCATAATATCCAAGCCTGCAGCCTTGCAGTAGTTCACTGCCATTTTGATGCTCTCGTCTTTAGCGCCTACATATAAAGACGATCTAAGCACGCCCATTAATTCTGTTTCTGACATACTTAGCGCTGGCAAAGATGCTACCGGCTTCATTTGAATTGCTGTACTCATTTGAATACTCCTTACTTATTTTTCAAAGCATTGTTCAAAGCACGCAGTTTGGTATGTACCAATTTATTGCCGTGCTTCACTGTGCTGTAATATTTATAATCGTCAATCACTCTGATGACGTACTTAAAAGCCAATAGCGCCAAACCACCGCTAAGAAAGCCGAAGAAAAGTCCTAAGTAAAACTGGTTCATTGATATATCCTCACTAAAGTTAAGCTGAATAAAGCTACGGTTACTGCTACTGCCATCGCCACCTTCACGAATTTGAACTTCTGTTTCTGCAGCCTGGTTACTGGCTGATGTTTAAAATCCACCATAAAATTGCTCATTTTGTTTTCCAATCTATGATTGCCACTTGGTCGTCATGTAATTTGCAAGGCATCGTTGCTACTGATTCGTTAAAGTAAACCTTGCACCAGCGCTCTTGCTTTGCCAGTTCTGCATCACGCCATCCAACATAAGTAGATGCGCCAAGGATTAATAAGCCAAGTGCCGCAGCTTCAATAATGGTTCTGGTCATTTCTTCCCCCACAAAATCGCACCAAAAATTGACATTAGGGCTACATAGATTAGAAATAAAAGATCATGAACACTAAGAATGTCTGAAATGCTCATTTCATCACCTCGGCAGATTTAAGTTTTCCGGTTTCACCATCAAAGGTCAGTTTTAGATTAAAACTACCGTCATCACCGCTATTCCAAGACACAATATCCACCCCCTCATTGATTAGAGCGCGAACACTTCTAAGTAAAATAAGGTCAGGTTTTTGTTCTTGCTTAACTCTGTACTCACTATTCTCAAACCATGCTGGTTTAAATCCGCAATTAATCCATGCGTCATCACCAGGGTCGCGGTATTGAATTTCAGCACCATCAGCCCACGCTTTAATCACTTCACAATGTTTTTGCTTCATTTCTTCCCCCTAACAATCACATCAAGTGACACGGTATGCAGATGCTTCTTTTCCTGCTCACGTACATTAGAAATTTGATAGTCGTTATGTGCGGCATAACCGATACCGATCCAGCCGCAGGAACATAGCGGTGTAATGGTTTCCAAAATGCCAGTGCCTTTTACGTCACGATGCAGAATGTGTGCGTTCATAATGGATTCCTCAAAGGCACAGAATTGTCAGGTGCGAATAAACCGCTGATGGCATACTCAACATAAGGATTGAATGGCGCACTGGTTTCCTGATCAGCTTGCGTTGCGTTATAAAGTTCGCGGCAGGCTTTGCTATCTAGTCTGTGCGGATGGGAATACGCACCGCACCGGCAGGTCATTTGTTCGCGCTTGATTCTGTTGATGTTGGTATTCATATCAATCACCTTATTTGTTTGGGTAATTGCGTAAATCCAAGAACGCCCAATGCGCATCACAATGTCCAGTTAGTATTGCGAACTGTTTAAATGACATTTGACGCACTGCTTTTAATCTAGGCCATACTGTTTTCATTTTGCTCACCGTTTGTTTCGTCAGTGATGTAACAATAGCAAATTGCTAAAGCTATTGTCAATAGCAAAATGCTATCAGATAGCAAAATAATTGAAAATAATTTTTTGTGCAGGAAATTTAGGCGTAAAAAAACCGCCGAACGGCGGTTTGAATAGGTTAAGAAATGTAAATTATTTTTCTATAGTTGGTCTTACTATTAGCAATTCATAAGCAATAGCAAAACCGAAGGTCATTAAAAGCACGGGCAGACCGGTAATATTATACGATCCGATTATGATCAGGTTCACCAGTATTACTAGCGCACCGAATATTCTTAATTTGGTTGATTTTTTCATTAAACTTTCCTTCCGTTCCACACCCAAAGCACACGGCCTTTAACTTCGACTTCATATTCCCCGTTAAGAACATCAACTGTTTTAACGCTAGGGTTGTCGCTGCTGACTTCAAAGAGGCCGTCTAATCGCTGTCGCACTCTTTTGATAAATAGCCTGCCGTGGGTTTGCAGCACATATACCTTACCATCCATCACCAACTGGTCGCCGGTGTCCACCATTAATATGTCACCCTCAACAAATGTTGGAAACATTGAATCGCCTACCGCATGAATGAAAGCCAAATTATCTTGGCCTGTATATGGTCTTAACATTTTATCCGCCCAAATTTTATTAATTTTGAGAACGTCTATCACGTATTCATGAGTTTGAGCCGACCCATCACCCATACTGGCTACTGCATTCAACAATGGAATGTTAATAATGCCTTCTTCCACACTTACTTCCGTTCCCATTACTTGCAGATTGGAATCGTGTTGTGCATCAAGCCATCCGGCAGGCACTTTCGCACCTAATTCAAGTTTCCTGGCTAACTTATCCCCAATTCCACGCGCGACCCCTGTGCTTGAAGGCACTTTATTAAGTATCTGACTAAGATAAGACGGGTTCGTATCGCATAGTTTCGCAACAGCAGCAATCGTGCCGAACTTATCGACCAGTATTTTTAAATTCTCTATACGAATTTCATTATTAAGCATACCAATACCATAGCAAAAAGCTAGTGTTTTATGAATGTGCAAATTGCTATTACTTTTTGCTTGCATTTGCATTAGCAATTTGCTATCTTATGCAAATGGAACTTAAAAAATATATAGAACTTGAACGAGGGAACGCTGCAAAACTTGCCAGAAAGATAGGTGCGCACGCGCCTGATGTATTTGGGTGGGCTTCTGGCATTAGACCCGTTCCCCACAAATACGGTGCTGCAATCGAAAAAGCTACCGATGGCAAAGTAACACGTAAAGAACTTTTCCCGAATGACTGGCAAGCGATCTGGCCTGAATTGTTGCCAGCCGCTTAATACTGTTTTTTTTATTTTTTGATACGAGGTTTCTATGGACACCAAGTTTTCACGCAGCGGCAATACCGGCGCTAATGGCAAGTTGGATTGTGAAGTGAAAATCCGTTTTGACGCACATACTGAATCAGCGCTGCTAAAAAAAGCGCGTGAAACCGGTATGAATAAATCTGAATGTGGGCGTTTGCTTATCATGATTGGGTTGTTTGGTCTTGACTATGTAATCAGCTTACAGCAATCAAAAATTGAATTGGTGGCCGGAATAGGGGCGAATGAGGGGAGCGATCATGCGCACTAATATTACCGATACTTCACTGGACGCATTCAGCGACCTTAAAAAATCCAACACACTGCAACAGCAGCAACGCCAGATCATCAACGTCATGATTCCTGAACGTACTTATACGCGCCGTGAATTGGCTTTGTATTCCGGCCTTGAAACTTCAACCGTATCAGCCAGGGTTAATTCAATGATTGATATTCATATTGAGGTGGTGGGTAAAAAGAAAGACCCGTTCACTAGCAAAAATGTAGAAGCGCTGATGCTGAAAGTGGCAGCTTAAATGTTTATCAATGCTGGCAAGGTCGATCAACCTTTTACTGTGATTCAAGCCCACGGTATGCGCCAGCACCCTTTTTCTGGCTTGATGCAAGGCTTGGTATGAATTTCTATAAACGTTATGTAGGGGATATTCAGCGCGACACAGGGCATCTATCCCTTGCTGAATTTGGTGCGTATGACCGCCTGCTTGATCATTACTATGCGACTGAAACGGCATTGCCAGCAGATATAGATGCGTGCTGCAGGATAGCCAGGGCAATGACTAAGGATGAACGTAAGGCTGTCATCAGTATATTGAACCAGTATTTCAATTCAACTGAACAAGGTTATGTTCAAAAAAGAGCCGACAAAGAAATAGCAGAAGCAAAACCTGCAATGGTAGCCGCTAGGTTAAATGGCATCAAAGGTGGCAGACCCAAGAAGGAAAAAAACGAAACCCAAGAAAAACCCAATGGGTTTTCAGAAAATAACCCAAGTGAAACCCAACACGAAACCTCACCAGAGCCAGAGCCATATAAACCAAATGAATTAACACACAGTAAAGAAACTGGAAAGAGTAATGAGCCATCACAAGCCGCTTCCGTGTGTTTAGAACTTAAAAATCTTAACTTCCTTGATGTAAACCCATCCCATCCATTGCTGGTAGCCATGCTTGATGCAGGCGCTACTGTGCAGGAATTTGTTGACGCAGCCAAAACAGCGAATGTTAAGAAATTTCCGTATGTGCTGAAAATGGTTGAAGGAATGCGGAAAGAGGCCGCAGCCAGAAATGTTACCAAAGGCAATTTTGCAGAAGCGCACAAACGAAATGCTTGGCGCAATAGTGAAGCGCAGATTGTTGAAAAAGCCAAAGAACTTGGAATTGGCACGATGGGGAAAGGTAAGTTTGAATTGATTGCAGCAATCGACAAAAAACTTGAGCAGAAAGAGAGTGCATAAATCATGGCTAAAACTATTTCAGATTCAGTATTAATCAACCTAGCACCAAAAACCTATTACCGCCCAACTGATATTGCTGTGCAGATGGGTATTGATAACAGCGTTGCCGGTACTGCCTTGCGTGAATTGGCGCGAGGGGGGGGTAATTGAGCGTGTTAAAGAAAAGCAACGTGTGGTTTACATCACCAAGCAGGAAAGACTGTTTTGACTGAACGCAAATACAGACAACCCACGATTGAAGAAGCGGTTGAATGTGTAACAAGGATTAGTAATAGCAGGGCAACCAGAAATCAGCAAATTGATTATTGGCGTGAAAAATATGGTGATCAGTATGCAGATGAAATTAAGTCAAAGGCAACCGTAATTTTATTGAAAAGAAAGGGTAAAAAATGAGTAACGAAGATATGACTTTAGCTAGTGAAATTAAAAACTACCTGAACACAAATCCGTTTGCATCCACCCTGGGGGCAAGTCGTCATTTCAAATTAACCCGTACCGAATTTCGTCATTTTTGCAGCAGAACCGGCATTGAATTACCTAAAGCCATTAGCCGCCGGATCAGAGCAACACTTACACGCAAGCAATGTAATTCTTTTCAACACTGGTCAATCAACTAAGGAGTAATGATGCAAACCACACCATTCAAACGTGCGCACATTTTCGTAAACGCAATGAACGCAATCATGTTATCAGGTATGCCGCAATATCTGCAGCGCATTGAACTTGATAACTTAGGCGCATATCGCTCTCGCGGTCACGGCAAGAACATCAACGTCAAGAAGCCAAAGATCAACCTTACAACCAACTGGAAACAGCGCATGGGCGGTCAGACTTGCGGTCAACGTGAATGCGCACGCCGAGTAAAACAACTTAATGCGATGGGGAAATAACATGAAAAATAACAAACACAACACCAATGACGAACTGGTTTATATCCAACAAATCGGGCAGGCCAGCATTGAAAAAAACAAACCTTCAAAAAAGGTGTTACTGAAAAACTACATCAATGCGCTTGCGTTGCGCGTGGACTGGATCGGCATGGATAAAAAAGTAATTGAAGCTGCCGCCCGTCAAGAACTGGCGAACTGCTAATCATGACGATTACCCCTGTTAAATTGGTCAACGCCATGCGCAACAACATCAAGCAGGCTGATGTGATGTTTATGCAGGGCAAATGCTTTCAACTGTACCTAATGCTTTCCGATTTATATCCGCAGGCGGTGGCATGGTACGAACCAATACAGGGGCATATCTTCACCGAGATTGACGGCAAGTTTTATGACATTCAGGGCGAACATGAATCCATACCGGCAAATAGCTACCTGTTCGCAGATGAAGAACATACCGCTTTAAAAGATGCTTTTGATTGGGATTATAAAGAGGTGACGGCATGAGTACCCAAGCAGAAATTCACAAAAACAAATTGGAATTGCTGACTTTCATGATCGAGCAGTTAGCAGACAAATGTAATTTTGATAATGAGCAGGTGGCAATGCTGGTCGCCGGTATGAAAACACTGGCGCAGCTTGATCCAGATAATTGCACGGTACAGCAGGCAAGGGTGATTAATCAGGCACTAGCAATTAGTACAGCATGGTCAACTGCAGATAAAACTTGCTGCGATAAGGTGGTGCATTAATGAATACGGATCTAATGTTTTCTAGTGAAACGGATATGTGGTCAACACCACAATCATTTTTTGAACGGCTGCATAAAGTTTTCAATTTTAAGACTGATGTATGCGCAACCGCAGAAAACACTAAATGCGATAACTTTTATACAGAAGAAGTAAACGGACTAGAACAATCGTGGGGGGGGGGTGTGCTGGATGAATCCACCTTACGGTAGAAATATAACTGGTAAATGGGTAGAGAAGGCATACAAAAGCGCAAAAGAAAATGGCGCAACGGTTGTTTGTCTATTGCCAGCACGCACAGACACAAAGTATTGGCATGACTACTGTATGAAAGGCGAAATTTACTACATTAAGGGCAGGCTTAAATTTGGTGGCTCAAAAGACGCAGCGCCATTTCCAAGTGCTTTGGTTGTATTTAGACCGCAAATACAGGACGCATTTATATGAATAACAAAACATTCATTCTACGCAGCCAATCCGTACTGGATTACTTGATTGAATACCTACGCAGTATTGCACTAAGCGAAACGAATCCAATGGCGGTAAGAATTGGTGATGTGAATAGAACACTTGAGCAGAATGCAGCACAGTGGCCTTTACTGGAGGCCATAGCAGAACAACTTCAATGGCCTGTAGATGGTGAAATGTGCTGGCTAACCAGTGATGAATTTAAAGATATTTTGACAGCGGCTTTTAAAGGCGAAAAGTTAAGGTTGGCAAAAGGTGTAAATGGCGGTGTTGTGATGCTTGGCTTGAGAACTTCAAAGATGGGTAAAAAAGAGTTTTCAGAATGGCTTGAATTTTTGAATTGGTTTTGTGCGGATCGCGGTGTGAATATTGATAGAGATAGGAAGGCAGCATGATTTACCGCAACCGCCGCCTGTTAGATCTAGCGCATCAAGTGAACGAATGTCAGTTTCGTTTAGCGCCGTGCCAAGGTTATTCGCCGGACGGTTGCGAACCTGCGCATTCAAATCACTATGAACATGGTCATGGTAAGGGGATGAAGTCATCAGACGCACAACACGTAGCGGCCTGCCCATCATGCCATAAACATTATGACGCACACCGGTTGCCAAGAACGTTGGAATTGCAGATTTTTAACGAGGCACGTCAACGGACTTTTGAACTGTACCAGCATTCAGGCTGGTTATCTAAAGTGGGTTATAAGGGGGAACTATGACTATCAGCATAGCCGAACAGCACAGACGGATTCAGGAACATAACGCAAAGATTGCAGAACGCAATGTGATATTGAACCAGATACTTACAATATGCGACACCCCAAAGACCGCAGACCAGATTGCCAGTGCATTTAATGCTACCGGCGGTAATGTCTTTAGTCAAAACATCACCTTATTAGCGCGGCGTGGCTACTTAAAGGCGTGTGGCATGGTGCTTATTGATAAATACCGCAAGCGTACACAGTACATCACCATAAAGTATGACTTTAATGAAGGTTACAAGACTGAAAGCTGTCAGTTAGTAGAGCGTAACCCGAACAATCCACACATGAGAATCGTGCACGGTTCTGATCGCATCAAGTGGACACCATGCGCACCAAAAAAACAGGAAGTTCGTATTGGTTCAACTATGGGGATGCTGTCATGACTATTTATATCGAAGTAGGAAAATACAATAAAAAAAGTGAACCAACAGCTTTTTTTGCTTTTATTACAGATGGAATAACAGGCGGCATAGCGCATAACAAAGAGATTAAATCTAAAAAGCAAAAACTGAAAATAGCTAAAGCATTGCTTGAACTCTCTTATGAACTAGAAGCAGAGGCGAGAGAGGGTGAGGCCAGTCATGCAGGATAGCAAATATCTCATTGTGGGCATTGACCCTGATATTCATAAAAGCGGCGTGGCCTTTCTACATTGCCATAACAAGCGCATTGAATACTCATGTTTAAACTTCGTGGAAACCTTGAAGTTTATCCGCACCAATAAGGAAGTCATCAAGCGTGTGTATATCGAAGCAGGCTGGTTTAACAAGAAAGCTAGTTGGCACGCTGCCGAGAATATGAAGGTCGCTGCCAGTATTGGTAAAAGGGTTGGTTCTAATCATGCAGCAGGTCAACTACTGGCGCAATGTATTGAGGACGAACAGGTGAAGGTCATTCTGGTGCGCCCGACAAGCAAGAAACTTAATGCAGAAGAATTTAAAAAACGTACAGGCATCAAGACGCGCACGAATCAAGACCAGCGTGACGCGATACTTCTTATACACGGAATGGAGTGATTATGGCAGTCGGTGACGTAAACAGTGACGCAAAAGGTTCAGGGGCTAGGTTTAATACGGGCAAAGTGCCGGTGGAATTATTGCCATTTCGCATACTGGCCTTAACTACTGAACAAGACACGGTTAAAGAAGCGTTTTATAAATTAGATGCTTATCAGTTTTCAGGTGATGTGCGTTTTCTGCAATCACTTTTTCAGGACTTGCAGCATCATTGGACAGATTGCGCTTGGGTATTTGACTACGGAAAGCGCAAATATTCAGAGTGGAACTGGTTGCGCGGAATGAGTTGGTCAATACCGCTGGCCTGCGCCGGTAGGCATTTGATGAAGTTGCGCGATGGGGAGTTGCTGGATGAAGAATCCGGACTGTCACATTGGGGTCATGTGATGTGCAATTTGGTAATGCTGATCATGTACGCCGAAGTTTACCCAGAAGGTAACGATTTACCGAAGAAGCCCAAATCAGATTTTCTTGCTCAAGAGATTATTGAAACTATGCGGAAAGATAGATCATGCAGACCAAACTAGGTTCATTCATTGAAACGCTTGTGAATATTGCCATTGGCTTCACGATTAACTGGATCGCCAATATGTTCATCTTGCCGATGCATGGTTTTAAAGTCACCGGCGGTCAGGCATTCAGCATGGGCTTAATCTTTACTGTCATATCGGTGATCCGCAGCTACAGTGTGCGCCGGTGGTTTAACAGTTATATCGTCAAGGCCAGCACGGTCATTGCCAAAGAAATTGAACATGAAGTCAAAACACACTAGATAAAGGGGAACGGTCATGCTAGAAATAATCAGTATTGCAGTATTAATGGCGTTTGCTTATGTATCGGCAGTGATTAGATGCCGTAAAACCTATGAACAAGACGCTGCCATGTTGCGCAAGTTTTACCTAAAACAGTTACATGACTACATTGACCAAGACGATTGGACGGACTTTGACATATACAGACCGCTTAGAGTTGGCTTTTATTTGGTACTGGCAGAGGGCGCACAACGTCATGAAAGCAGGGTACACAAAGCTATGTATTCGCCATTTTACAAAAACTTTATCAATGAAAGCGGCGTGATTGTGCCGTATAAAGTTACACACTTTAAGGAAATACCGGCTAAACCTAAACATAAGGCAGGAGTTTAATCATGGATAACACTAACACGCCAGTAAAGTTTGAAGATGCAGTTAAAGCTAGGTTAAAAGGTATTGTTGCTGAATTAATCCCCGAAGATCGTTGGGATGAATTGGTCAAGCGTAGTGTGCAGGAATTTGAACAGCAGGAATTGCCAAAATTGGTTAAGTCTGAATTGACTGAAATGTTTAAAGCACAGATACAGGCGCAACTAGCCAGCCCAGATTATCAGGCCAAATACGGAATTGATGGGCGCTTATTGGCCTCGGATATGGTAAGCAAACTAATTCAAGAGCAAGCACCGTTAATACTGGCGCAGGTCATTGGCGGTTCGGTGCAGGCAACAATATGGCAACTGCAAAATAGTGTTTCTAATTACAGGTAACAAACGGGGGGGGGTGACTAAATGAGAGAAGCATTTGCGCATACATTACGAAGTTCGTTGACGTGGGATGATAGTCATCATGAACGTGCAATCGACAAGCTAACCGCATTCAGTTACGCAGACCGTTTATCTACTTTGTTATGGCGGCTTAAATACGGTAATGATTCTAGTGCCTACAAGCCCGTGATATTCCTGTTAGCCAAGACACTCAAGCCATTAAACCGCAATATATCCATCAAAATCGCAGAACAGGCTATACACGAATGGCTATTCCCATTATGCCCGACCTGCCAAGGTACTAAAGAACGTATGGCTGGTGAATTGCGCGTAGTGTGCCGCGCCTGCAGCGGTGTCGGTGTAAACAGATTTTCAGACCGTGAGCGTGAATTAAAAATAGGCGGTCATTTCCCTAAACAGATCCAAAACTTGCATAACCTGATTACCGGCAGCGATATAAAGCCTGGGTGTGAAATGCGGAAGCGGTTGGGGAAATAAGCTATGGACAAATATGATTTAGGTTTTTGTCTTTTACTTGTATTAATTGCATCCTCTTTGATGTTTATATTTCAAGTGGCAATTCATAAGATTGCAGATGAAAAGAGGCTATGTCAAAAGGTTGGCGGTATTTATCTAAGAACGTACGAAGGACTAAGGTGCGTAAAAGATAATGAAATTATTGATGTTAGACCTATAAAGGAATAAACCATGAGCATTAAACAGGAAGATCAAGATACTTTGTTGCATTTACTTAGAAATCCAGATGGATGGTCAGACGAAGTAATCCGTGATGCGCGACAAAAGGCCGCGAATGAATTGGAAAGGCTTTGGAAACAAGAAATAACAATGAAACATATTGCACTAAACATTGGCGGCGCGTTAGCTGCTAAATAGAAAGGTAAACCATGACCATTTATGTAACCATGATTGATGATAGGCACACTGGATCGCAAGCATATTTGTTTTCAACTGCAGAAAAAGCTATTGCTTATGCTCATAGCGTGTTAGAAGAAAACAAAGTTAGTGCCGAGTACGTTGACCCTGACGACCTTTTTATGAATGAAGAAGAATTGAATTGTGCAGGCTGGTTATTTTATGGCTGCTACAGTACAGAAGGCGATTGCGTTTGGGTAACATCGTCTGAAATTGATGCGGAAGGATAAACAATGACCATTGAACATACATTCAACGAATTTACCGAAGGTAAGAATCTGGACACTAACCCATTTCAGCAAGAGGACGGCAAGCTATACCTACGCTATGACGGCCTGCTGATAAGAAATAATGACGAAGGCGGTGTCAGTGTAGGCTTTAATTGGAAAGGTGAAACTCCGGTATGGTTGCCTATACCAGAAGTGCGCATTGAGAATAATGCGATTATTAATATCCAGGGCATTGAAGGTCGGCAGAAGATTGATGTGGAATAGTAGCTGGTATAAATAACCGTTGTAATTATTTTTTAGTCATGTTAAAACGAATCAAGCTGATAAATATACGGGTTATCCGTATGACAACAAAAAACGCCTTTTTTATTTTCTTATAAGGATAGGTGCGTCTTAATGCCAGGGTTTAAGTGTGTTGAATGTGAGTGTTTAATCACTGGACTTAGAAAAAATCCTTACGCAAGGTTTCATGGCATGAAGTTACTCTGCGAACCATGTAAGAAAGCTATTGAGAAAAAGGCGAATGATTATTTAGCGGAATCTACGCTAAAGGAAATAGAACGAAAAGAACGAAGCATGAATATTATTTATGCTGCTGAAATGCAAATAAAAGGATGGCATACTAAAAAAATGCTTGCTTTTCATGCCGCAAAACGCAGGGCTAGAATAAAAAACGCAGACGGATTATATACGGCAGAAGATATAGAATATTTACTGCGTATGCAAAATTACCAATGTGTTGCCTGTGATATTGATATTGCAGAAAATTACCATGTTGATCATATTTATGCTTTGTCGGCTGGTGGCAGTAATGATAAAAGCAACATTCAACTGCTGTGTCCACAATGTAATTTAAGAAAAAATAAGCAAGACCCGATATTATTCTTGCAGAGGCATGGTCTTAATACCTACTGCAGAATATAGCCGAGCCGAAAGGCGGTTAGGATAACGCGGCAGAAAAGGAACTGTTATCGAGTACGGTGCGCTTTCAGTAGGAAGCACCATAAAAAGCCCCTTAATTGGGGCTTTTTTATTTATATTCAAATGGGTTAGCTAACCACCCATTTCAAGGTTTAGCACTATCTGAGGTAAAACCAGATGAAAAACATTGATGATGCAATAGAAACTTTAACCAAAAAAATCACAGATGATATTAAAGGTGATGACGCTTTAAAGCTGACGCAAGCCGCGCTTAATTTAGCGCATACGGCACAAGTTTTAAACCAGGTTAAAGCCACTAAATAAGCAGTTATTTTCTGTATCAAGCCCCTTAATCGGGGCTTTTTGCTTTTCAACACTATGAGAGCTGGCTTACATCGTAGGTGGCATATTGCAGATGGTAGCTTGTGACTGGCGAACACTTAACAGAATCAGCTTGCCTTACACACTTCTACACAATTTATCTCGGTTACAACCGACACAATCAGCACGACAAGTATTGCCAAACGTGCGCTGGACGCTGTAACCAGCACCTATACGCATGATTATTGCGCGGAAATTAGAGATATGGGGGTAGCCGATACCTATCTCGCGGCCAAACCAACCAGTAATCAGCCGTATAGGTATGTTCTAGGCATAGCCTATAAGCGATTGCTCACGCTAAATAGCAAAGTACAAGCCTGTGGTGGAAACCCGAATGAAACGAAAGCGATTAGACAACGCTTGGCAGGAAAATCTAACGGTGGCACACGTAACGGCTAATCAATTCCAATCCGCTACTGCGGTGATTATGCCCTTCGAGGCATTGTGTTGGCAGATCACATAAAAATACTGCCTAGTATTCATACGCATGATGATTTAAAGCAAGATTAATTTCTGCGCTGGACTGGTACACCAAACTCTATGCTAATAAGTGCTAGGCATAACCATACCAAAGTCATCAGCCGTATGAGTACGACACCCGTTATTCACTACCTCATACATCAGCAGGACACAAATTCCAGTGGTGAATGTATTGCCGCATAGTTGTGGCGCATAAGAATAACCAGCCTGTCAAACCCCGTCAGCATATACCAGCATGGGGAGTTGAAAGCGATAGTATCTTGTGAAAAACCAAGAAGCGGACAACTTTAAACCGTGAGGACTTACTCATACCAACTCTGCAAGGGTACGCCCGATCACACGCAGATACGCCTTCAAGCCCCTGACGAGGATAGCTTACAGCCTGTGCTGCTGATGGCGTGAGAAGCACATACCTATTCACCACCCATAAGGGGGTCATCATGAAGAAGTTATTACTGGCTTTGATGTTATTAGCAGTTTCAACCGTAGCAAGTGCAGATCATAAATACCTGTCATATATGTACAACGACAATGTAAAAATCACGATTACCAATGTTGAATGTACATTGCCTAAGATTAAAGAACAGTATCAGTGGGTAGTGTTCGCCAAACGGTCAGACAACAACACGGCATTAATTGGTTGTTATAAAAAGCAGGACGAAAATATGCTTGAAGTTCAATGGCTGGATGGCGATATAAGTGTATTTCCTGCCAACGTATTTCTAGTTGATCCCATGACTGGTAAATATGTTAAGCCTGGTAGTGCTAGGCGCATAGAAATCTAACCATGATCCGTGTTGTCATTGATTCCAAGATTAGCGGCGATGATGGCACGTTGAGTGTGATAGTCGTGCCGGAACTGAAATGGCAGGCTTACACCCTTGAATTACCCTGGCGCGATAACAAAAACAACCTGTCATACATACCCGAAGGTGTCTATCAAGTGCGCTGGACACGTTCACCAAGACTTAGCCGCAAATACAAGCGCGACTATTACACCTACGAAATATTGAACGTACCCAAGCGCGGCGGCATACGCCTACACAGTGGCAACCTTGCCGGTGATGTAGAAAAAGGCATGATCACACACTCACTTGGTTGCCCGTTAATCGGCTATCAGGTCGGGCGCATGAATAATCAGAAGTGCATCATGGTATCTAAACCAGCTACACGGGCATTTGAAGCATTGCTGAATAAGCGCCCATTTGAATTAGAGGTGAAACGCAATGGACTTACTTAGCATAGGCGGTGGATTATTAAGCGCGGCAACCGGCGGCGGTCTTTTTGGTGTACTTGGTGGCCTGATTCAAAAAGGCTTGGACGCATACCATCAGAAGAAACAGGCTGAACTTGATTTAGCCATTCTGAAAGAAAAGAACCTGCACGAACTGGCTTTACGCGATAAAGACCTAGTGCTAATGGAAATGGAAGCGAAGAACGGCCTTGCACTAGCAGGCTTAAATGCTGAACGTGACATTACCGTTGCCAGTTACAACGCCTTACATGATTCATACGAAGCTGATAAGTCTAGTTATGCTACCGGCGACAAAGCAAAAAACTCCAAGCTATTCATCTGGGTTGACTTCGTGCGCGGCATGACGAGGCCGGTGATTACTTTTTACATGGCGATCCTGTTCACAGTGATTTGCTCTTACATCACATGGCAAGTATTCCATTACGTGCCAGAACTACTTAAAGAACCTACATTTTTGGTGACAGCTTTCCTGCAACTGATGGAAGCAACCATCTTTATGACCACAACCGTCATTCTTTGGTGGTTCGCGGCGCGTGGTATTCCATTCAAGTCTAAATAACCAACCAACAATCATGGAAAGCACATCATGAGCATATCAAATCCAAGCGTGACCGGTGAACGGCGTAAACACGATGACAGTAAATGGGTACTGGATAAACATATCCCCGTCACCATTCTGATTGTATTCATTAGCCAGGCTGCAGTGTCGCTCTGGTGGGTAGCAACGTTCACCACAAAAACCGATTTGCGCATTGAAGCGCTAGAGAAACAAACGGTTGCCTTAAATCTGTTACCGCAACGCATGGCGGCAGTCGAAGCGCAACTAATCGCATCTAACCAACTTTTACGTGACATACGGGATGACCAGCGTAGTAAAAATAATTAAATAAGGAGTGCCATCATGAAAGAGCTACCTACGGGCGTTCAGTCAGATCAGGCCAAAAAGCAAATTGATTGGGAACGTATAAGGGAAGATTACCGTGCTGGTTTTTTTTCAGTACGAGAGATTGCAGCAAAGCACAAGGTATCACATACCGCGATTAACAAGAAAGCGAAAGAGCTTAAATGGGAACGCAACCTTAATGCAAAGATTAAGGCCAAGGCAGATGCTATTGTTGCTAAGACTTTAGTTTCCGATAATGTTTCCAATAAAAGCAAAGTTTCCAGATTGGAAATGGACGAACAAATCATAGAAGTAAACGCACAAGCATTAGCTTTAGTAAAAATGCGGCAGCGTGGTCTTTCAGCAAAATTCATGCGCGTGTTTGAATGCCTGCTAGATGAAATTGAATGTGTCACGGTTAATCAGCAGCCATTGCAACAGTTAGCGGAAACCGTATTTAGCAGTCCTGATGATAACAATACCGGCGGCGAAGAAGCGCAAACTTCATGGCAGGCCAAGCGAGTTGAAATGTTTAACCGTTCAATGGGGATGGCAGGCAGGATTGATAGCTTTAAGAAACTAATGGATGCAGGTGATCGCGCCCTTGCCGCACAAGATCGAATATGGGGGATTGCCCAAGACGGCAATAAACCTAAAGCACCTAATCCAAATGAACATTCTTTTGACGGCACAGATAAAGAGTGGGATGAATTTCAGCACGCATTAAGACACTAGCTACACATTAATTACCAAGCCCCTTTCGAGGGGCTTTTTTATGCCCCGAAGGAATACATCATGAGTAAAAGCAATACGCTCGAAAATTCAATGTTGTTACTGCTCTTTAATGCGACAACTTTTGCTGACATTGCCGAGAATGATACTACGTCACCGGCAACAAATCTGTATGTGTCATTGCACACAGCAGACCCAGGTGAAGCCGGCACGCAAGCCACCAATGAAATTGCCTACACCTCTTATGCGCGTGTGGCCGTAGCCCGATCAGGCGCAGGCTGGACAGTGACCGCGAATAGCGTATCACCGGCAGCAACGATTAGCTTCCCTGCAGGTACAGGCGGTTCAGGTACAGCAACGCATTGGGGTGTTGGTATCGGCGCATCTGGTGCAACTGTATTGCTGTATTCCGGCACAGTGACACCAAACATTGTGTGCGGTAACGGCGTTACTCCACAACTTTCTACAGCCACAGCAATCACCGAAGATTAATCAAATGCGTGATTTATTGGCTATTTTGGGTGGTGTAATAGTATTGACCATCATATTTAAATCGCTTGTAGCGCGTTATATGAAGGCAAAAAGGCGCGTTGTCATCATTAAACGGCTAGGAAAGCTGTAAATGACACTGATTGTTGCAGATCGCGTCAAGGAAACCAGTACGACTACCGGCACTGGTGCGCTGACATTAGCCGGTGCAGTGACAGGCTTTCGTGCCTTTTCTGCCGTATGTACCACAAATGATACGTGTTACTACGCGATTCAGGCGGTAGATGGTAGCGGCGCACCGACTGGCGATTGGGAAGTCGGTCTTGGCACTTATTCAGCATCCAATACTTTAACCCGTACTGCAGTTCTAGCTTCAAGTAATGCCGGTGCTGCCGTGAGTTTAGCGGCTGGCACGAAGCAAGTATGGCTGGATTTAGCGGCCTCACAGGTAAAAGCCATCGCTTCTACTGACTATTCCGCACATTTTCTTTTAATGGGGGCTTGATATGACCACCAATACACTTAAAGTCTTGGGGCAATCTAACCCATCTGCTATTACAGCCACAACACTGTATACCGTACCAGCTTCAACCTCTGCCGTTTTGAGTACCTTGAACGTATGCAATCAGGCTGCATCTGCTGGTTCATTCAGGATTGCGGTGCGTCCTGCCGGTGCTGTATTAGCAGCGCAACATTATCTTGCTTATGATGTGGTGTTGGCTGCAAATGATTCTATTGCTTTGACATTAGGTATTACTTTGGCGACAACAGACGTAGTGACTGTTTATGCTAGTTCTGCATCTATGTCATTTAGTGCATTTGGTACGGAAATCACATAATGTCAACGCTGTTTTATAGTGATAACACTTACTCCAATAAAATATATCGCGTAAATTCTGACCCGCATTTTTCAAGAGTGTCGTTACTTTTACATTGTGATGGCACTAACGGAAGCACTACCTTTATAGATTCTAGTTCATCACCAAAAACACTAACTGCTAATGGTAATGCCAATATCAGCACCGCGAAAAGTAAATTTGGCGGATCTTCTGGCTTATTCGATGGCACAGGTGACTATTTGTCATCATCATATGACGCAGGTTATGACTTGATTGGGTCTGACTTTACAATCGAGGGCTTTGTATATCCATCTACACTTAGAACCTCTGGTACAAGACTTATATCTACAGGCGGTGGGGCTTTGGCCTGGAACTCAACTAATGGCATTCACGTGTTGTTGCAGTGCAATGGAACAAGTAATGCATTAGCATTGCAATTATCAAATGGAACTGGATCGCCCATAACTTTTAATTCTAGTGCATTAGCTTTAACAAATAATAGTTGGCAACACATATCCGCTTGTGTATCTGGCAGCACCGCATATCTAAGTCTAAATGGTGTTGTTGAATCAGCATCCGTTGCTGCCACATCAAGGCCATCGACAAACCCCGTATTGAATATTGCAACAATACCAGGGGAAGCTGGTGGCAACACTGTGGCATTTCAAGGTTATATGGATGAAATTAGGATAACTAAAGGCACAGCAAGATATACAGCTAATTTTACGCCACCAATAAAATCTTTCCCAAATAGATAGCTAGTCATGGCACTCGGATTTTCCCCACTATCCGGTTCGGCATTAGCTGACTTAGCCGTTGTTGCTGGTTCTGGTGTTGCCACCGGAGTAGGCGCAAGTAGTGGCGTTGCAACTGCCAGTGCAGTAGGTCAATCTAATGTTATTACAGCAGGAACAAGTACAGGCACTTCAACTGTCAGTGCGGTAGGCATCAGTTTATTTACTGGCGTAGGTTCTGCCAGTGGCACATCAACAGTGAGTGGTGTTGCCGGTACAGCAGCAAGTGTTGGTGCATCAGCAGGAACGTCAACAGTTAGCGGTGTCGGTGTTGCATTATTCACCGGCGTTGGCTCTAGTGCTGGCGTAGCAACGGCTGGTGCGACAGGGCAGGCAAATTCAATAGCAGACGGGGCGGTTAGTGCTACCAGTACCACAAATGCAACAGGCCAAGCCACCGCAGTTAGCACAGCAAGCAGTAACGGACAATCAACAGTCAATGCCACAGGGCAATCGTCAGCAATCAGTGATGGGGCGGTAAGTGCAACCAGCACAGCGAATGCAGTCGGCACGGCATTAACGCAAGGCACAGGCGCGGCAACCGGACTAGCGACTAGTGCCGCAATAGGTAATGCGCTATTCAATGCGACAGGTTCTTCTAGTGGCACAGCCAGTGTCAGCGCAACAGGACTATCTAATAGCCTGGCAATAGGTGCGACAACTGGCCTTAGTACCGTAGCGGCAACCGGCAGTGCAATTATTACCAGTGTCGGCAGTGCGACAGGCGTATCAACCGCAAATGCAACCGGCAAGAGCGATGCAATTAGCGCCGGTAATGCTTCCGGCATTGCTGATGTAAGTGCAACCGGAACAGCGGTTAAGATTTCAGTAGGTGTGAGTGTAGGAGTATCAACCGCACAAAGTGCCGGTGCGGCCTTATTTAAGGCCAAAGGCACAGCGCAAGGTACTTGTAACGTAGTTTCTGGATCACTTGGCATTATTACCGCAGTCGGTGAATGTTCTGGTATTGCCGATGCGTATGCTTACGGTCAAGCAGTCGCAGAAGCAATCGCGCAGGCACAAGGCACAAGTACAGCAATCGCCGGTGGTTATAGTCCACAAGCGCCGATTGAAATGCTGCTTGGTAAGGTTTTACTCAAGGCAGCGATTGGTTATCAAGCAGTAGATACATGGCCTGCATTGGATAAAACCGAGGTTTATTTACATAACAGCGTAGGCTTTGATGAATTTACGACTAAGCCAACCGTTCAAGGACAACCGAGCATCAATGCCGCATTGAGGTCACGCTCACCAACAACAAGGAAAGCATCATGAGTGAGGTCGCAGTTTTATACAAAGGCAATGATATGGTGCTGGAATTGTCAGACCTGACCAATGAAACTACCGGCGCAGCTATTAATGATGCCACCGTGACTGTGACCTTGGTTGATGCTGACGGCACAAGTGTTGTCGGTGATGTATGGCCTAAGACCATGACCTATGTGACCAGTAGCAGCGGTTTATATCGTGCAACCCTGCTGGACACCATGACCTTGACTGAGAATGCCAAGTATAAGGCCAAGATCAGTGCTAATGCCGGTGACGGGAAGCAGGGGTATTGGGAAAAAGACCTGATATGCAAGATTCGCAAATAGGGCTTGATGAAAAATACAGGCAAGCGATTCATGCACTACCGCTGGACAAGTTAAACAACGCTTACAAGTGGATTGAAGGCAAGTATGGCATTGCTGGCAGACGTTGGCTATGTGCCAATGACCGCTTTTATCTGCTTTGTAAGGTATTGCACCGCAAGGACGCATGGAAACCATGGTTATTGTTGCGCTGCCGCGAGGTGGAAGCAGACCCAGATGGTTACTTGGATTTATGGGCGCGTGAGCATTACAAGTCAACGATTATCACGTTTGCAGGCATTATTCAGGAAATCATACTGAATAAAGAGATCACGATAGGATTATTCAGTCATACACGGCGCATTTCGATCAAGTTTCTGCGCCAAGTCAAGATTGAACTGGAAGGCAATCAGGATTTAAAAAGCCTGTTTTCTGACATATTCTGGCAGAACCCAAAAGGTGAGGCGCCAAGATGGTCAGATGACACCGGATTAGTGGTAAAGCGTGACACCAACCCGAAGGAAGCGACACTGGAAGCATGGGGCTTGGTTGATGGTCAGCCTACATCAGCGCACTTTATGCTACGGGTTTACGATGACGTGGTGACACGCGAATCAGTGACGACACCGGAACAGGTATTCAAGACCACCGAAGCATGGGAATTATCAGATAACTTGGGTGCGGCACAAGAGGATGGAAGCCCAGGCCGTTCATGGCATATCGGCACACGTTACAGCTTTGGTGACACCTATCAGTCGATATTAGACCGGAAGGCATTGATACCAAGGATTTATCCGGCAACCAAAGACGGTACGCCGGACGGTGAACCGGTATTTCTGACACCGAAAGCGTGGGCAGAGAAGAAGCTGAAACAGGGTATTGCGACCATTTCAACGCAAATGCTGCAGAACCCGTTAGCCGGTGATCAGGCGATGTTCAGGAAAGATTACCTGTTCTTTGTCGAGGTCAGACCGAAAACGCTCAATATATACATTATGGTTGACCCTGCTTCGAGTAAGAAGAAAAGCAGTGACAGCACAGCGATTGCCGTGATTGGTGTTGATGCGCAGGGGAATAAGTACCTGCTGGACGGTTATCACCACAAAATGAGTTTAGCGGAAAGATGGGTAGCAATTCGTACCTTACGCCGCTACTGGATGGCACAAAAAGGCGTGCAGGGCGTATTCGTAGGCTATGAACGCTACGGTATGCGCAGTGACCTAGAACATTTTGAAAGCCAGATGGAACGTGACCAAGACGCTTTCACCATTAAAGAATTAGCCTGGACGAGTGACGGCAACAATTCCAAGTTTGACCGCATTCAGCGCTTAGAACCTGACTTTAGAAATGGTCGCTTCTTCCTGATTGCGCAGACAAAAGAACTGACGGCAACACAAGCCAAGTTCAAGAAGGAAGGCAATAGCCACCTGATACTGCAACCAATCAGACGTTGTGACCATACCGGCAAGGTATATAACCTGACTTTGAATTTTGTTACACAATTCTTAGCTTATCCGTTTGTGTTGCATGATGACCTTATTGACTGCGTAAGCAGGATTTACGATATGGAAGCCAGAGCGCCGATATTGATTGATGACAAGTTGCTTGAGCCGGAAACTTATGCGGATGGTATGTAAGTTTATAAGTATGGGTGATTTGTAAGATAACAGTAGCGTGGACGACCTACCTCACCATTGCAATGGCAACGAGGATAAATAGATGCGGACGCTACTCGGATGTAGCAGAGAGTGCGCGCGAAGGCGCAGCCCAATTATTCCAAGCCCACCTAAGACGTGGGCTTTTTTTATGCCCGAAGGAAACGTAATGTACATTCAAACAGTACCAGCAAACTCACCAGTATTGCCTTGGGTGACACACGGCAATCGCATTATGCAGGCTGATCCGATTCGCAAAGAAGTATGTGAGCGTGATGCAGCAAAGTTCTGTCCTAAAGGCATGGAATATGGAATGCGTGAATCTGATGCTTGGATTGAATGGTATGCGCCATTGAATGAGCCAAAGGAGTAAGTGATGCCACAAGCACCCGTACACCGCACCCGTTTATGGAGTGCCGAAGTGAAGCAGGCTGACCCGACACCGGAAGTCAAGATTGACTATGTATTTGGCAATGGTCGAGTGTTCTTTGAGCCTGGCACTCGCCGTCAACCTTCACAACAGCCGATCAATGCCCCTATCAACGAATGATGACTACGAGGCTTTGCCGGAGTGCATTCGCCAGTATTACAGCAGACAAGAATATTTATGGTTAAGCGACCAGCAGAAGCAAGACCTGCTACGTGCTGAAACCGAGCCGGACGAGGAATAACGCATGAAAAATACGCTACAAATAGCATTGGTGTTTGTTGGAGTGATCCTGCTAGGAATTGCAGTTACTTACATATTTAGGATGGCGGCTAGTGTATCTACACCAATAAATCTGCATAGCCCAAAAGCAGGGGTGACTTGTGCCTATATTACTACAGCAGATGGCGCGGCTATTAGTTGCTGGAAAGATTAACGCATGAGCAACATCATTTTAAGCACCGATATGACCGCAGCAGACAAGGCGCTGCAGATTAAGCGTGAAAACGAGGTGGCTAAGAACGTTGCCGAGTATCTACAAATCATTTACCCAGATCATCAATGGGCGTGCAACTGCGACCTGCATGGCGGCGTGGTGCATATCTACAACCTGAATCTATCCGGCAAATGGGGCTTTCTGATGAAGGTGAAAGACGTGGTGGAAGATGGCTGGAAAAAGAAAATCATGCAGGCCGGTGGTGAATTGCTTGAACGTTACCGCATGAAGCGCGGCAGCTTTAATCAAGCACAGTATGAAGCATTGAACGTGGACAAATTTGGCAATCATATCGCGGATAAATAAAAATGGCTGAACAAGAGATTAAACAGGATATATGGCTGAAACGCGCTAGGGATGCCTATGACGGTTCAACTAGCTACTTTGACAGCAATATCCGCAGTCAGGTCGAGGCCAACTTGCGCCAAGTGCAAGGCAAGCATCCTGCTAACTCAAAATACCATTCTGATTCGTATAAAGGCCGCAGTAAGCTATTTCGTCCTAAAACACGGACGATGGTGCGCAAAAATGAAGCGATTGCCGCTGCCGCATTCTTTTCCAATGAGGACGTGGTGTCTATCACCGCAGAGAATGACGCTGACCCGAAACACTTAGCCAGTTCAGAGATTATTGCGGAACTGGTGCAGTATCGTTTAACCAAGACAATTCCGTGGTTTCAGATTGTCATTGGTGCATATCAGGACGCGATGACTTCCGGCGTGGTGATTTCACACCAATACTGGAAATATGATGCAAAGCGCGGTATCGACCAGCCATGTGTTGAACTAATCCCGATTGAAAACTTCCGCTTTGACCCTGCCGCTGATTGGACAGACCCCATCAATACTAGCCCGTATCTGGTGTGGATGATTCCAATGTACTACAAAGACGTAAAAGCACGCATGACGACACTGGACGAAAAGACCGGTGCGCCTAAATGGAAGCCATTGACTGATGGCGAGATCATGGCAGGCAGCAAGCAGAATAATGACAGCATCAGACAGACGCGCCAGGGTAGTAACCGCACTGATCCGACTGACAACAACACCGATGTAAGCGAATACAAGATTGTCTGGGTGCATTGCAATGTGATCGAGGACGATGGCATTGACCATATCTACTACACATTAGGCACAGAACACGTACTAAGCAAGCCAGTACCATTATCCGAGCAGTATTGGCACGGCAAGCGCCCGTTTGCATTGGGTAGCGCCCTGATTGAAGCACATAAGGCTTATGTCAGCGCGCCGGTGGAATTGGTGCATGATTTACAGGTGGAAATCAACGAGATTGCCAACCAGCGTATTGATAACGTCAAGTTTGCGATGAATAAACGTTACTTTGCCAAACGCAATGCGCAGGTCGATATTCGTAGTTTGACCAGAAATGTACCGTCATCCGTCACTTTGATGAATGATATTGACGATGTGAAGGTTTTAGACACGCCGGACGTGACAAGTTCTAGCTATCAGGAACAGGATAGATTAAACCTAGACTTTGATGACTTAGCCGGTGCATTCAATGGTTCAAGCGTGCAGTCTAACCGCAAACTGAATGAAACCGTGGGCGGTATGACGCTATTAAGCGAGAGCGCCAACGAGATCAGCGAGTATCAACTGCGTACCTTCGTAGAAACATGGGCAGAAAAGGTCATTACACAGATAGTCATGCTCGAACAGCAGTATGAAACTGACCAGACTATCCTAATTTTTGCCGGTACGAAGGCAAAACTGTACACAAAATATGGCATTTCTGACATTACCGATGAATTACTAATGCGCAATATGCTGGTGCGCGTCAACGTGGGCGTTGGTTCTACAAATCCGCAGGCACAGTTTGAGCGCTTTACGATGGGTATGCGTACCCTGGCTGAAATTGATGCTTCTAGTGTTGGCAGAAAAATCAATGTTGAAGAAGTCACCAAGGAAATCTTTGGCAAATTGGGCTACAAGGACGGTCAACGCTTCTTTAATGATGCTGATGGCGATCCTCGCGTGGCAGAACTTGAACAGAAATTGCAGGAATTACAGGCCGCACTTGATGCGAAACTTGATCCGGCAGTGCGTGATGCAACCGTGGCGAAATTACTGGCAGAAGCCGACTATATCAAGTCACAGAAAGTCAGCAAGAACGTGGAAACACAGTTCAGCGCCATGCAGACCGGTCAGATTGTGGCAGCAACACCAGCCGTAGCACCGGTAGCTGATGAAGTATTGAAAGGCGCAGGCTGGACACCGATTGCCGGTGACGGCGTACAGGCCACAGACGTACCGGCAACTGCAATGGGTACGCCGATGCCGGATATTAACCAGAACACTTCACCATTACAGCCAGCCGTACCGACTAGCCCGATGACCGGCATTGAAACAGCAGAAGCCGATGGGGTGCAGACACTAAAAGGCGGCGGCGTGGTAGAGGGCGCAAGCCCAACCACTACCGCAGACAATATACCGGTAATGGCAACTGCAGATGAAGGCGTGCTGAACGTAGAAGCTATGGCCTTACTTGGTGAAGATACGCTGAATAAACTGAATGAACTTGGCTTGATGCTTAGACAGATGCAAGGCGGTGAAGAAGCGCAGGAAGTAGAAGGCGTACAGCAATTTGCAGACGGCGGCATTGTGCAAGGTCTTAAAGATGGCCTGCATGAACTGATGACCGGTGCGAAAGCGCGTGCGGCAGAACAAGAGCGTCAACAACGTGAAGCAGCACAGCCAAAACAACCTAAAAAGACCTTTCAGCAGAAAGTTCAGGAAGCGGTATCAACACCGGCAACCAATGCTTTACATGAAGCCCTGACCCCACCGCCTGATACTTCAATGGAAACCAAACGCAAATGAGCCAGAACCAACAGGAACTAAACGAGATTCAAAAGAAAATCGCTTTGGGCTTTGATGTAGAAGCCTTCTTTAATTCTGACTTGGGCAAATACCTATTAGGGCGTGCTGCCGCTGATGCGATTCAGGCCATTGACGAACTGAAAGGCATAGACCCGACACAGACCGAGCGTATCAGAACCTTGCAAGGCATTATTGCCCGTTCAGAAAACTTTGAATTATGGCTGCAGGAAGCCTTGATTGTAGGCCAATCCAGTGAAGAACAATTAGACCAAATGAGCAGAAACGAATAAACGCAGCATTCAGCTACGTTGCAACCAAGCCACCTTAACCGGTGGCTTTTTTTATGGAGTAAAGCAATGGCTAAAAATAACGCTACCCAATCGGGCGTGTTGGAAAACGAAACAGAAACAGGGGTACAGGCTTCACACAATCCCCGTTATGACTTCACGGAACAACTCGCTAATAACAATCATGAAGCAATGCAAGCCGAGTTAGCCGAACAAGGACTAGCCGAACCAAAACCAGAACCAGCCGCAGCGCCAGAGCCTGCCGCAGAGATTACCAGCGCACCACACGTACTGACCGAGGATGAACTCGCCAGTTATCAGGTGCGCACCAAGATTGATGGTCAAGAGCAAATTCTGTCAGCGGCAGAAGCGCTCAAGATTTATCAAAAGGACGCAGCCGCCTCAAAACGGCTGGATGAAGTCGCCCGAAGAAGCGCAGAACTCGAACGGCAAGAAGCAGAACTACGCCAACGAGAAGAAGCATTAAGTGCAATTCCTAACAACCCAACTGCTAATCCATCCTCACTGGACGATCAAGCGAATGAGTTAGTTAGTGCCTTGTACGAAGGCGATGAAGAAAAAACCAGAGAGGCAGTGAAAAAGTTATTGGGGGAACGTCAACCGGCTATTCCGCAACCACAACTTGACATTGACCAAGTAGCCGAGCGTGCGCGTCAGAAAATGCAGGATGACGTGGCGATGAAGGCTTTTATCGACAATTACCAGGACGTTGTGACTGATCCGTTCTTGGTTCAAATGGCAGATACCCATCGCGCACAAGCGTTGCGTGACGGTAAACCGCTTGATGAAGCCTTGACCTATGCAGGCGATACCACACGCGAATGGCTTAAAGCCAAAGGCGTAACGGTAACAGCAAATGACAGGGAAGCCCGTAAAGCCGCCCTTGATCATGTGCCAGCCGCTAGTCAGAAAACAAGTGTGCCTGAAACAGCCACAGACAGCGAAGCAACTGCATCCGACACCATCCGTGCGATGCGTGAAGCGCGTGGCTTACCCGTTTAAACAAGATCAATAAGGAGTATTAATCATGGCAGGTCAACAAGTATGGGGTACTAACAGCTTAGGCGGTTATATGTACTCACTCAATTTATCAAAGGTTTTGCGCAATGCCGTACAACCAATGGTGAAATTCCGTCAATTTTGCGATGCAAAAGACGCAACTCAACAAGGCAAAGGTAAAGGCGACAAGTTCCATTGGAACGTGTACAGCGATGTAGCTACTCAAGGTGGCGCACTGGCTGAAACCGATGTAATGCCTGAAACCAACTTCACAATCACTCAAGGTGAACTGACTATTACAGAATACGGTAATAGCGTGCCTTACAGCGGTAAATTGGATGACTTGTCAGAGCATCCAGTTAAAGAAGTGATCAACAAAGTGCTGAAAAACGATGCTAAAAAAGCATTCGATGCTGCCGCTTATGCGCAGTTTGCACTGACACCATTGGTGGTTACACCAACATCAGGCACTTCAACAACTGCCGTGACATTGGCAACTGACGGTACACCGCCAGCAACCAATAACGTAGCGATGGGTAAAAACCACATCAAAGCTATCGTGGACGTAATGAAGGAACGCAACATTCCACCTTACCAAAACGATGACTACTTTTCGATTGGTCACCCATCAACTTTCCGTACATTGAAAAATGACTTGGAAGCCGTACATCAATACGTTGAAACCGGCTTCACTATGATCATGAACGGTGAGATTGGTCGCTATGAAGGAGTACGCTTCGTTGAACAAACCAACGTTGCCAAGGAAACTTGGACAAATGGCTTGTCAAATTGGGCGTACTTCTTCGGTGAAGATACCGTTGCAGAAGGTATTGCCGTACCGGAAGAAATCCGCGGCAAAATCCCAAGCGATTATGGTCGCTCAAAAGGCGTGGCATGGTACTACCTTGGTGGCTTCGGTCTGGTTCACACCGCCGCAGCACAAGCCCGTATCGTGAAATGGGGTTCAGCAACTTAGTAATCAACCGCCTTCGGGCGGTTTTTTCATTCTTGGCTTATCGTGCCTACTCACGCTGCCAAATAACTTCCTGCATGAGAGGCGTGCAGGATAAAGGAAACTGAAATGACAGTAAAAAACAAAGCCTACGACCATGCGGCCTACCAAGTACCGGTTGTTTATTCATCCGGCACACCAGCAGGCGCAAATGGCGTTTCTCAAAAGTTTGCGGCATTTACCGCACAAAAACTTAAATCCGTTACTTTGGGCGTGAATATCGCTAGTACATCAGCGACACAACCGCTTTTGTACACTAAGAGTGGCACAGCAACCGCAACTGCAACCTTGTCTGCTATTACATCAGCAGCCATTACACCTAAAAACAATGCGCTGAATATTACCTTAGCGCAAGGTGATCAGTTCTGGGTGGCACATGGCACTGACGCAACAGTAGCATTGTCAGTGGCAGTGGAAACTTACGTGGTAGCCGGTGCAGACTTGACAGCTTAACGCCGTCATGCTTAAAAATAGGGGGCAAGTACGCCCCTTATTTTTAAGGACTGTCAATGTCGCATAACTCTAATTCTTTAATTGACCCCAATACCATAGCGCAAATGTGCGCAGTGGCAGCACAGACACCGGCAGGCATCTTTGTTGAGTTTGGCGTATATCGTGGCGGTTCAGCGCTTAAATTGTCAGAAGTGGCAATCGCGCAGCATAGAGAATTACATTTATTCGATACCTTTACTGGTATTCCGTACCGGCAGGATGGTGACAATCATCTGGTCGGTGACTTTGCCGATACCAGCGAAAAGGCGGTGCGTGACTTGATCCCAAGCGCCGTGTTCCATGTAGGCGTTTTTCCAGACACCATGCCGGAAAGTTTGCCGAAGATTGCGTTTTTACACATAGATGCAGATCAGTATCAGAGTTATGAGAGTGCTATCCGTCTTTTCAGCCCTTTAATGGTAGTAGGTGGCGTGATGTGGTTCGATGACTATGACTGCCTGCCATCTGCTAATAGGGCGGTGGATGAAGCCTTTCGTGATCGGGTGATTACTAACCAGTACGCTAAAGCAATGGTGAGGTTCTAATCATGGTCTGGGATATTAAAGCACCACAAGGCAATGAAGCTGCAAAAATCAAATGGGATATTGTTGAATATACCGCAGGACGCGGCCTAGATTTAGGTTGCGGTCTATTTAAGACTTTCCCTCATTTTATTGGTGTCGATAACGGGCATCATTGGGGCAATCAGGGTGTCGATGTAATGGTTGATACCTGCGAAGATTTGAGCATTTTTGCTGATAACAGCATGGACTTCGTGTTTTCTAGCCATCTGCTAGAGCATATACAAGACACCAGAGCCGCATTAAAAGAGTGGTTACGGGTAGTTAAAGACGGCGGTTATCTGATTTTATATTTACCGCATAAAGATTATTACCCGAATCTAGGTGAAGCAGGGGCTAATCCAGACCATAAGCATGACTTTTTGCCGACAAGAATTATTGAAATAATGCTGCATTTAGGCGAAAACTGGTCGTTATTGGTAAATGAAAATCGCAATAACGATAATGAATACAGCTTTTTTCAGGTGTATAAAAAAGGCGGTGACGGTCATTACATGGATAAACTGCTACTCAAGCCGACTAAAACCGCCGCAGTCGTCCGTTATGGCGCTTACGGTGACGCAATCCAAGCATCCAGTGTAATTGCCGGACTAAAACGATTAGGCTATCACGTCACATTTTATACCGCAGCACAGGGTTATGAAGTGACCAAGCACGATCCACACATTGATAAATTCGTGGTGCAAGGCAATGACCAAGTGCCAAACCATGAATTAGGCCAGTTCTGGGCGCACCTCGCTAAGAAATACGACAAGTTTGTAAACCTATCTGAATCAGTAGAGCGTAGCTTGCTGGCCTTGCCTAACACTACGCAATTCAACTGGTCGCAGGAAATGCGCCATAAGTATCTGGATTGTAACTATCTACAGTTTCAGCACGATATAGCGGATTTGAATCACGCAACACATGACCAATGTTTCTATCCGTCCGATGATGAAATAGCGTGGGCGAAAAAACAGTATGAAGTATTAGACGGCTATGTTGTTTTATGGTCGCTATCCGGTTCAGCGGTACACAAGGTTTATCCGTGGATGGATGACGTGATTGCCAAATTATTGCTATCCGATTCAAAAATGAAAGTGGTACTGGTCGGCGGTCATGACGAAGCGTTACTGCAGCAAGGATGGGAAGGCGAAACTAGGGTGGTAAAGCGTGCCGGTGCGTGGACGATGCGGCAGTCAATGGCATTCGCACAGGTTGCCGATATGGTCATTGGTTCTGAAACCGGCTTACTCAATGCCGTAGCGTTTGAATCCAATGCCAAGATTGTCATGCTATCCCATAGTTCAGAACATAACCTGACCCGTGATTGGGAAAATACGGTTGCGCTAGAGCCGGAACATACGCCGTGCTACCCATGCCACCAGATGCACTACACATTCGATACCTGTACGCAATATGGTACGTCCGGCGTGGCGTTGTGCCAGGCTAATATCAGCGTTGATCAGGTGATGAACGCTTTTTATAACCTAGAAGGAATACTCGCATGAAAAACGATAAAGACACAATGAAAGAATCCAATGCAGGCATGACCGGCGGCACGAATGGTGCGCTAGGCGGCGCAAGTGCAACTGACCTGCAAAAAGGCTTTATCCCTGAACAGCCAGCCGTGGAAAAACACGAATGGGATATGCCGATGCTGACAGAAAAACCAAAAGAAGGCGGCTTTGTAGGTCGCCCAGAAGGTTGGGAACGCTAATTTATTTTAATGTACATTCATTTAAGGAGTAACAGCATGGACAAACATTGTGAAAGACCAGATGGCAAAGGTGTAGTACAAGGCGATACCAAGGCAATGCCGGATCGTGGCGTGAATACCGGTGTCACTGACACTTACGGTAGTAATCTCGACCAAGGCTATGACAATGGCGGCAGTATCAAATCAAGCACACAAAGCGACAAGTCTGACAAAAGCGCTTAATGCTCACTTATCAATCACATGGAGTAACTAACATCATGGCACGTAAACAACCAGTCGTAAAAGCGGCGCAACCAGCAAGTCACAGCACAATGGCAAAAAAAGCGGCGGATCTCGCTACATCGGCATTGGAATCAGTTGATTTATCTAATGGCACTAAACGTGTAAAACAGGGCGGCGCAAAACTAGACCGCAGCAAGAAATTCTATGACGTACACAGTGGCGGCAATGTGAAGTTCGAGCAAGACGGCAAGCTATTCAATCTTGAAGGCAAGCAGGTTGATCTTGATGGCAATTTGGTAGCACACGAAGTTGTTAAAGTCTTTGAGCAGGTTGGCGATCCGGTTGACTTGGAATCTGCAGAAACATCACTTGTTGAAGCTAAAACGGCAGAACCTGCAGTCGAATCAGAAAAAACCGAAGGCATGACCGAAGATGACCTGGCTGCACTAGGCGGTAAATAATCATGACCTTGCGCGAAATCATTGAACTGGTACGCAATGAACTGGACGATGCAACCGGTAGCTATTTATGGTCAGATGAAGAACTGATTGAATATGCAGTCGATGCCGAGAATGAAGCCAGTATTCGCGCACGCTTATTGATTGATTCCACCACAACGGCAGTGACCCAGATTGCGGTTACTGCCGGTAATCCTGTATTAACACTGGACAGTCGCGTGGTATTTATTCGCCGTGCCAAGTTAGCGCTGGACGATATTAAACTAGGCCGTGCGCAAATGCGTGACCTTGACAATGCGGTGGTTGGATGGGAAACAGAAACCGGTACGCCGCAACTGTTTGTTACTGACTACGAAACCGGCAAAATCCGTTTATATCCAAAGCCAATCGTCAACGACACGCTGAATTTAACCGTACAGCGTATGCCATTAAACGATATGAATGCAATGGAAGATACACCGGAAATCCATGTTCGTTTTCACCGTAACCTACGTTACTGGATCATGCACCGTGCTTACATGAAGCAGGACACCGAAACTAAGGACGAAAAGAAGGCCAAGGAAAACTATGACCTGTTTGAATCCATATTCGGCAAACGCAGTTCTGCCGTGGATGAAGAATGGATTGCACGCGAACAGATGGGCGATGATTTTAACGGGGTGTATTAATGGCTGACTTCAAAGCATTCCAAGGCTTACGCAATGATGTAAGCGCAGAACGCTTTGCGCCTGCTGATCTGGAAGTGGCAACCAATGTCAATCTGGACAATAGCGGCAAACTATTAAGCCGTGACGGATATGTGAAGAAAATCACCGCTGCCGTACATTCATTATGGGCGCATGGCGATATTTGCCTGTATGTGCAAGGTGCAAACCTGAAACGCCTGAACAGCGATTTAGTCAGTAGCGTGACCGTGCGCAGCGATTTAAGCAGTGGCCTTGTCATGAGTTATGACGAGGTGGACAGTAAGATTTATTACAGCAACGGCACGCAGACCGGCATTTATAGCAGTAACGGCAATCGCACATGGGGCATAGTGCCGCCAGTATTTCAACCGCTGGCAACCAATGCGTATGGTGATATGTTTGCCGGTACTTATCAGTATGCTTTAACTTACTTACGCGAGGACGGGCAGGAATCAGGTACGGGAATCGCAGACAAAATCCAGATTACAACAGGCGCAATCACATTCAGTGATATACCGGTGTCGCCTGACCCGACAGTGACCCACAAGGTTATTTACCTGACAGAAGCGAATGGCGAGGTGTTATATCGTGCATTGGTATTAACGAATGAAACAACGAGCGCTAATTACAATGGCGGCATAGTACGCACCCCGTTAGATACCCAATTCTGCCAGCACGCGCCAGCCGGACAGTTAGTCCGTTATTTTCAAGGCCGTATGTATGTTGCACAGAACCAGTGGCTTTTTTACTCAAAAGGCTACGGGTACGAACTGTTTGATTTACGCGATTACTTTGGCTTTACTAGTGCCATTACCATGCTTGCACCGGTACAGGACGGCTTGTTTATCGGTACAGAAACCGAAACCTACTTTTTAGCCGGTACGCAGCCGGATCAGATGCAGTTAATCAGTAAATCCAATGTCGGTGTTGTTAAAGGTGCATTGACTTACGTTGCCAGCAATCAGGTCAAGGGCTTGGACAATGTAGCAAAACAAAGCGTGCCAGTATGGACTTCGCATTCAGGTATTGTTGTTGGCATCAGCGGCGGCACAATCATTGACTTAACCCTAGACCGCTACACAATCGGCAAGGCCAACGAAGGCGCGGCATTATTCCGCACCGTCAACGGCATTGACCAGTACATCACCGTTTTACGCAGTTAGCACTACTAGTTCTAGCAACCGCCGCTTGGCGGTTTTTTTTCGTCTATTGACCGCCGCTTGGCGGTTTTTTCATTTAAGGAAACGATCATGACAGTACGTTTATCCAACGCGCTACGCAATTATGTCAACGAGCAAGGTTCACTCAAGCACGCTTTGCAAGGTGGTAAATTGCTGGTTTATTCAGGCGCACAACCTGCAACCCCAGAAACCGCACCATCAGGCACATTGCTTTGCACTTATACGGCAGCAAGCGCGTCACATACCGCAGAAGTGTTGGCAGTGGGTACAGTCACGCTCTCAACCGGTGCATCTGGTTCAGTCGATACGATTACCGTGGACGGCGTAGATATTCTGCCATCTGCCGTGTCATTCAACACGTCACTGGCGCAGACAGCTTTAGACTGCATTACTGCAATCAATAAAGCATCAACCAGCCCTAAATACAAAGCCTCTACCGGCGGCAGTGGTGTGATCAACATTACCGCAGCGCGTGGTGCAGGTGCAGAAGCAAATGGTTTAGTGGTATCAGGTTCATTCACAACCATTACCGGTTCATACGGCAATATGGCAAGCGGTGTAACAGCCGTGAATGGCCTTAAATTCGGCGCTTCATCAAGTGGTGTATTAAGTAAAGACGATGCACAAACATGGTCAGGCGTAGCCGCAGCCAGTGGTACGGCAGGTTGGGCGCGTTTTGTTGGTGCGGTTGCGGATTCAGGCGCGGCAGATTCTACCGATAGCCAGGTGCGTATTGATATGTCAATCAGCACTAGCGGTTCAGATTTAAACCTGACTTCTACTGCGATTGCTGCAACAGCGACACAAACTATCAGCGCATTCGCTATCACGTTGCCAGCCAGTTAATAAAGCAGTTCATGCAGTAAGTGGGCGCTTCGTGCGCTCACTGTTTCAACTTTCATGGAGTGATTTATGTCAAACGGTGCGGCAGCAATTTTATTACCAAGCTATCTATTAGGGATTTCAGCCCCTAATACCCCGATTGCAGGGGATGGTGAAGCCAGTATAGCACTACCGGCATTATCACTTGCAGCCACAGACTATTATGCTTCACTGCCAGCTTTTACCGTTGAGGCCAGTGGTGTCGGCGGCACAACCACAGACGGCACGAACGTTGAGAAAGACCTACCGGCCTACACCTTATTGGCTACCGGCGTCACCGAAGTTTCAGGCAGCGCCAGTATCAGTCTGCCAGTATTCAGCATTGATGCCTATTCTGATTCATTCGCGGCATTCTCACTGCCAAAACTGTCTATCAGCGGTTCAGGACTGAATGGCACAAACGGAACATTCAACCGCAATATTCCGGCATTACTGTTATCCGCATTTTCTAGTACCGAAAACTTAGGTAGCGCGAATATACGCACCGGCGCACTGGTGATTGTTGCCGAAGGTAACGGCGGTGCAGTTGGCACACTTGCACGTACTCTAGCCAAATATGGCATTACAGCCGATGGTGAAAACGGCGCAGCCGGAACAAGCGCATTCAGTTTACCAAGTTTCACACTCGCCACCGAAGGCGCAGCCAACAGTGTAGGCACGGCAACTATCAGCCTGCCAGCCTTGCAACTACTCGCCAATGGTTACGCCAGCAACGACAACGATACTTACAATATCTACACGCTCAATACCAATACCGCAGGCTTATCCAGTTATTCCAACTTCAATTTCAATTCGATGACCATGTTTAACGGCACAGCACTTGCAGCCGGTGACGGCGGTATTTATGCGCTATCCGGCACGCTGGATGACACTGCGGATATTACAACCAACATTAGCCTGGGCATCTTTGATTTTGACAGCGCACAGCTAAAACGGGTACATGAATTGTATTTCAACTACCGCAGTAATGGCAATTTGACCGTGACCGTGACTTTGGATGATGACGAACAGTATCTATATGAACTGGACGCAACCGGCAAGGATGGTATTTACAACAACCGCTTGAAACTAGGGCGCGGCCTTAAAGCGCGTCATTGGCAAATCAGTCTTGAAGGTGTCGGCGCAGACTTTGAACTCAACAGCATTTCGACTGAACCGATCCCATTAAGCCGCAAACTATGAAAGAAAATGGCGTAATCAGGCGCAGGCTGTCCGGCAGTGAGGCAAATCCTTATATTGGATTAGGCCGCAAAATTCTGGGTGAAATGAAAAATATCATGCAGATGGGCGGCATCAAGCAACTGAACTGGACTAAAGACCTGCAGAATGGCGTGCGTATTGTTGTGTCATCTATCTTCGGGCAGGATGAAGTGCGGATTTTAGTGCCGGTAAATAATCCGTTATCTGCTACTAACAAACTGGTATTTGACGAGGAAAGCAATGTGCTGGCAATCGTTGGTTACACCATGATTAACGGAATCAGTCATGCAACATTATGGATTAATGATGACGAGCCGATAGATTTAGGATTTATCAGCGGCAGTGCGGAAAGTAACGCAACTTATGGCAGCGAAGCATTGGCGGTATCTGCAGATGGCAGGGTAGTAGTCGGTTCATGTAATGTACTGGAATCTGGCGAAGATACGCTTCATGCGTTCCGCTGGACGCGAGAAACAGGGATGCAAGACCTTGGTACGCTGCAAAATGATCACCCTGAATATGGTGGGTTAATCAGTTATGCCAATGGTATTTCTGATGATGGCACAGTGATTTCAGGCAGTAGCCAAGAGAATATCGGTGACGGTTCATATCAGCGTGCTTTTAGATGGACAGAAGAAACAGGTATGGTGGGCATTGGCGGCAGGGGCGGTTATGGCGACCCGATCATTGGTGCGAATATCTCAAGAAATGGTCAATACATCGTAGGCCGTGCCAACAACACGCACTTTACTTTACAAACCACAACGTTCAGGTATGCCAATAATGCTTGGAAGTTAATGCCGTTCTTAGCCGAAATCGGGAACGATCTTCATGTGCCGTATGCCGTTTCAGATAACGGTGTCGTGGTCGGCTATGCCGGATTTTTTGCAGAAAATAAACACGCTTACCTATGGTCGCCGGACGAAGGAAGGAAACTAAGCCTTGGTATTGACACCTTGGCGACTGACATTAGCGCAGATGGTGGCACTGTATTATTGACCGGCACATATCCTGCTACAACAAATTCATGGTTATGGACAGCGCAGCAAGGGCGCGTGGATATTGGTGTATTTGGCGCTTATGGTATGTCTGAATATGCTGATTATATTGTTGGTTCACGCAACGTAAATTTATCCAATGAAGAAGCAGTCAGATGGTCGCAAGGGGATGGTATCGAGGCGCTCAAGCAACTGCCAGGCCATCAGACCAGCAAGGCCAATCGCGTCAGTTATGTATCAAGCAAACGAAAACTAGAAATTGAATATTAAACACAACCGCCCACCGGCGGTTTTTTTACGCCCATTGAAGGAGTAACAAATGCCAATCGGATTAACAGGTGACGCGAATAGTTTAGTACAGGCAGGATGGGCGCAAGCACAGACCTATGCCTCTACTTCCTACAGCGAGGCCACCAGTTTCTTAGGTGAAATTGAAAACGCCGGTAATCAATTACTGGATATTCCTGATATTAGTGTTGACGTATTACCGGTATCAACTTCGATAACGCCGGTCACATTGCCGGACACACCGGTTGCGCCGGACTTAAACACAGACTTTCCGGCAGCGCCAACCGAACCGACGCTGACTGATGTAAGTGCATTGACCATTCCCGATGCGCCGGTATTCACTGCAGACTTGCCGGATATTGATTTAAATATCACTCCGCCTACCGCATTAAGCGCAATTATCCCTACCGCACCGGCACTGGATGCAATCGTCATGCCGGACGTGCCGACCATTACTTTACCGTCTGTACCGAGCGCATTCGCCATTAATCTGCCTGACGCACCGGTACTCACTATTGCCGATTTTAACGACACACTGGACGACCTTGCAAGCCCACCAAGCGGCACATTTACTTTTGTTGAACCTGCCTATTCCAGCACTTTATTAGACGGCCTTAAAGCGTTTTTAACTGAATGGGTGAATGGTGCTGCAACAGGTTTAGACCCTGCCGTGGAACAGGCAATTTGGGATCGTGCGCGTGAGCGTGAGGATTTAAGCGCTACCCGTGCCATTGATACTATCCGCAGCAATATGGCAGGCCGTGGCTTTGCCGTACCACAAGGCGCAATGCAGACTGCCATTCAACTCGCAATGCAAGATGCCGCGAACAAAGACAGTGGACTTTCTCGTGACGTCATGCTTAAACAAGCAGACTTGGAACAACAAAATAGGCAATTTGCGGTGACAACAGGTGTACAGCTTGAAGGCCAATTACTTACTTATGCGAATCAAGTCGCACAACGCGCTTATGAAGTGGCTTTTGCTACCTTACGCGCCGGTATTGACCTCTATCAAGCCACCGTTTCCGGCTATAACGCCAAAGCCCAAGCCTATTCAATCAAAGCCCAAGTGTGGAAGCAGCGCATTGATGCCGAACTAAGCAAGCTTGAGATTTATAAAGCCGAACTGGAAGGCCAAAAACTCATTGGTGAACTCAATGTGCAGCAAGTGGAAATGTACAAGGCTACTTTGCAAGGCGTATTGGCTAATGTTGAGATTTATAAAGCCCAGGTCGATGCCGCAACCGCTAAATCTGGTATTAACCGCAACTATATTGAACAGTTTGCGGCACAAATCCAAGCCTACGGTGAATTGGTACGTGCAAAAGCTACCGAGTATGAAGGTTTTGCCACACAGGTCAAAGCCCAAGTCAGCAAAGCCGATGTATTCAAAGTACAGGCCGATGCCTACAAATCACAAGTGGATGGTTACGCAGCCTTGACCGGTGCGCGAGTAGCCGAGCATGAAGCACAGGTAAAAACACAGCAGGAAATTCCATTGAAACTGTTTGAAAGTCGTGTCAGCGCCTACGAAAAACTGGTGACAGCAGAATCTTCACGCTTGGCTTCACTGAATAACAACTTTGAAACCGAAGGCCGTGTGTTTGCTTCGATTGCATCTGCCGAAAGCGCACGCGCTTCTGCCGAAGCCGATATTTACCGTTCTGATGTGCAGTACGTGCTAGGTGAAGCCGGTATTCAGGTACAGGCGGCACAAGCCAATGTGACCAAACTCATGAAAGCGGTGGAATTACTGATCGAAAGCATGAAGTCAGGCGCACAGGTATCAGCACAACTCGCCGCTTCTGCCTTGTCTGCAGTCAATCTTTCTGGTTCTACCTCATACAGCGAAGGCGCTTCTATCAGCAGTTCCGAAGCTAACAACACTAGCGAAAGCACTACCAATAGCACTTCATTCTCTGAACAACACGAATATCGTCATACGGCTTAATAGGACACTATCATGGCAAACGAACAATACAAACCACCTTCAATACTGGATTACAACCGTTTTGGTAATAAAACGCCAAATTGGGCGGCTGATATGCCGGATAATATCAATCCTGTACCGCAAGCAGTTAGGCCGCAGCCAGTAAAGCAATCGCCGGTGCGTGCTACGTTACCGATTCCGCAGACACCAGCCAAAGCGCCAAATGTCAGTATGCCGGACGTGAATGTACAACCTTTAGTTGGGCAGAAACCAAATGTATTGCCTGATGTAGCTGCGCCAGATTTAGGCATTCAAAACTATCTGGCTACGCGCAACCAAGGCGCTGAACAGGCAAGGCTTGCCGGTGGACGTACAGGTGAACTCGCCTATGCCGTGAGAAACAATCCGGTGACTGATGCGGTTTTATCTGCCGGTAATGCTGCTTTATCGGTAGGTGATGCCGTAGGTCGCGGCGCGGCTGATTTGTATGGTGGCATTGCAAATTTTGGTAAAGGCGTAATAACAGGCGACTACACTCCAATAAGCAGTGGCAATGCTGCAGAACAGACAATCGCATCTGCAACGAACACAAAACCAGCAAGCGCACCAAAAGCGACACCAGCACAAACAGCGGCAACCAAGCCAGCAGCCAGCGCACCGGCAAAAAATGAAACTACAATCCCACAGAACACACAGGCCAAACCAGCCGCAACAAATTCAGGCGTACCGAAACCATCTAAACCAGCCAAAGCCGGTAAGCCTTCTGCTAATCCTGCAGTACAGACACAGCCACAAGCACAAGCGCCGGTTGATGGCGACCCTTACGCAGCCTATAAAGCCCGTACCGGTATCGACCTATCTAATACCAGTTTTGCACCAGTGCCAAGCTATGTAGAGAAGGTTAATCAAACACAAGGTATGGACTTCCAGAATGGTAAGCCTGCCAATGTTGATGGTTCAGCCGTTGTACCGGTAGAAACGCAAGAGCAATTTAACCAGCGTTGGGCGCAGATTCAGGACTTTTACAATTCACCGGAAGGCCAAGCCGTAGTTGCGGCACGTCAGCAAGGCGATGTAGTAGAAGTGCAGCGTGGCGACAAGACTTCTTTTACCGATTTGCGTAATGGCGGTGAAAAAGGCATTCAGGACTTTATTGCGGATCAGGCGGCTAAAGATTCTGCCCTGGCTAAGTCACCTACTTCACCAATGAATAACCGTGAACTGAATCAACTTGATTTGCTGAAACCGAAATTAACGTCTGAAACAGCACTGGCAGAAGCCAACATTCGTGAAGCAGGGGCAACAGGTCGCACATTAATTAATGAAGCCGGTGCGAATAAGCGCCATGACTTTTCTGATCAGGAATTGAACGCGATTAAGACCGGTGTGCAGAAAGACCTATTAAGCAATGACCCTGCCGTGGTCGCCAAAGCGAAAGAACGCTGGCAAGCCATTCAGTCAATCGTACCGGCTAAATACGATGCAAAAACTGTAAGAAATTATGTTGATGGTGTGCCAGATAGTGAAGATTTAGTTATTTATAACCAGGCTACAGGTCAACCAGTTACACCAAGCGGCACAAAACAAAATGCCGCAGCAAAACCATCATTAAGTCAATTCATGGCGAAAGCAAAACTAGCTAATCCTGACTATAGCGATGCTGAATTAAGAACAATTTATACCGAAAAATACGGGAAATAAATAATGACCAAACCTACATTCATTGATCCTTTCGATAATGCAGAATCTACCAAACCTGCTTTTGTTGACCCGTTTGAAACAGATGCGCCAACTAGCAAGCCAGAACCAAAATCCGGCACAATCCGCAGGGCGATAGGCGATACGGCACTCACAGCACTCAAAAGTACGATTGCCGTACCTGAAATTGCCGTTGGTCTTGCTGACCTTGTAAGCGGTGGACGTGCCGGTAAGCTTGCCGAGGAAGCAGGCTTTAAGCCCAAACAGGCTAAAGAGTTTATCAGTGATTATTATAGCCCTGAACAGAAACTTGCAAATCAAAAAGTGCAAGAAGCTGACGGCTTTATTGATACCGCTAAAACTGCATTGCAATACCCATCAACCATTTTTCATACCACACTAGAATCATTGGGCGGCATGGGCGTGGGCGGTTTAGGTGCGCGTGGATTAATGGCGGTTGCACCTAAAGTCGCACCGTTTGTTGCAGGTGCAATAGGTGAAGGTTTAGTAACCGCAGGGCAGAACGCAGAACAGTTAAGACAGGAAACTGATGATGGATTGCTAACCGGAAAACAGGCGGCAATTACGGCAGGAAGCGGCGCATTAACCGGCTTAATCAGTGGCGCAAGCGGCAGCATAGCTAAGAAACTTGGCATTGCTGATATTGATACGCTTATTGCAGAAGGTAAATTAGCAGGCAAAGCAACCGGCTTACCAAAAGCAATCGCAGGCGGCGTTATCAGTGAAGGCTTGCTGGAAGAAATGCCACAATCAGCGCAAGAGCAGATTGCACAAAACTTATCACTTGATAAACCTTGGGATGAAGGTGTCGGCAATGCTGCCGCAATGGGCGCATTATCCGGCGGCTTAATGGGTGGCGGTGCAAACGTGCTGAATGCTTTTGGCGGTAAAGACAATACTCAAGTTACACCACCACCAGCACCACCAGCCCCAGAAGGTTCACTGACTTCCGCAGCTACTATTGCGCAAGCCGTTGGCCTCACTCCACAGCCTGTAACCCCAGACGTTACAGAACAGAAGCCTAATATCGTTGATTCACTAAATGCAGTCGAGGCACAACAGAATGGTGTCATGCCTGATACCACTATTGCACCGGAACAACCATTAGCAGAAATACAAGCGCCTACACTTGCGCCGGAACAGGCCGCAGAAAAACAAATTATTGATGAACAAGCGCAGCAGGCAGCAACTTCACCGCTGAATGATTTACCACAGCCAACAGAAAAACAGGTTGAGGCAGGCAATTACAAAAAAGGCCATATCAAGTATGACGGCCTGAATATCACCGTAGAAAATCCACAAGGTTCTACCCGTAGCGGTGTCGATGAAGATGGGAAAACTTGGGAAAATACCCTGGCTAACCATTATGGTTACATCAAACGCACCAAAGGTAACGATGGCGATAATCTTGATGTATTCGTTGGTGACAAGCCTGCAAACGGTAAAGTATTTGTCATTAACCAGACCAAAAAAGACGGCAGTTTTGATGAACACAAAGCCGTTTTAGGTGCGGAAACCGCAGACGAAGCGATTGCAATCTACAAGGCTAACTATGCCGATGATTGGAATGGCGGCAAATCCGTTACAGAACTGACAACGCCAGCCTTTAAAGATTGGCTGAAAAACGGTGATCCAACAAAGCCATTGGAAACTGTTAGCGCCACAAACAATGATGTGGATATGACCAAGGTTGCAATCGGTGAAAAGGTCGATGTAGGCGGCGTACCGTATGTTAAAACTGAAAATGGTTTTGAGCGCGTTACAAGTGCAACAGAAAATGTTGTCAATGCAACAAGTGTCGATACCACAACCACATTACCAGAACGTGTCGATGAAACTGCAAATGGCGTACAAGTGCCTGCAATTAATCAAGCCATTGTTGGCGAGGATGATCTGCCTTTTGATTCTTACGCGCAAAAGAATGTTGATGCTGCAAATAATGCAAAAGCCAACTGGATTTCAGCACAGACTGATTTAATTTCAGCCAGAGATATTGCCTTCACGGATTCTGACAAATTATATGAGGATATAAAGCAAAACAGACGTGGCATGACGTTTGAAAAAGCAACGTCACTGATTGATGCTGCCGAAAAAGATGCGATTGTTGATAGTGTTATTGCAAATAAACTGCGTAATGATATTGCGCCGCTTGCTACAACGAATAATGCAGAACCAGCACAACCTGCCGACACAGTTCGCCCATTAGTCGAGCAACTCACTAAACTACGCGCCACCGCAGATAAGCACCCTAGTTTTGATCCGGCATTGAAAGCCGCTAAAGACTTTATGGCAGGGAAGAAAGTATCGCCTAGACAGTTCAAGAACTTTGCAAACCTGTTAGGTAAAAAGAACAAAGCATTCCGCGAAGTATTAATGCAATTACATGACCAGGCTGCAAGCACACCGGAACAATTAGCCGCAAAAGAGAAGAAAAGCAAACTAGCTAAAGCCATGCTGGCAGAACGCATGAAGCTGGACACTACAAAAGACGGATTAATGCAGGCAATGGCTAAACTCGGTGGCCTGAATGCTGATAAAGCCAAGTCTGAATTTGGTATAGATCCTGCCGATATGCGTCAACACGGCGCAGGCATTAAGCGCAGTTTCAATAAAAACGGATTAGACGCTGATACCATGCGCGAACTGCTTAAAGAGCAGGGTTATCCAGTAGGTGAAACCGTTGCAGACTTAGGCAATGCGATTGCTGATGCTATGTCAGGCATTGATGTATTGACCGCAGCAGGCCAAGAAGCACTAGCACAAAAGAAATATGAGGAATATGCTAATGGTATTGATGAATTAAGCGATGACGAACAGGCGTTGCTTGATGAATTAGTGACAAAAGCCACCGCTAAATACGGTGCGGAAGCGCTTGCAGAAATTGACGCTTCATTGGCTGAATCTATGAAAGGCCAGCCACAACCAGAAATTGAACGCGCATTACTGCGTATGTTAAAAGAGGAGTTTGATGATGAAACAGGTAATGCAGGAACTAGCCAAGCTACCGAAGGACAGGCAGGACAAGATACTGAAACTGGCAGCACTGAAAATGGCGGCAGACGCGCACAGCAAGATGGCGCAGAAATTGAAGGACAAGGAAGCGAAACCAGCCAAGTAGCAGAAGTAACTGATAACTTCACCCTATCAGGCCAAACCAACGAAGATATAAACGCAGGCATTGCAGCGCAAGAAGCAGAAGCCAGAGCGCAGCAAGAGCAGGCTAAATCCGATGAAGCCGCACGTATTGAAGCAGAGCGCAAATCCCGTCAAGAGATTGCCGCTGACAGTTTCGATCTAACTCAAACCGGTAAAGACGCAAAATCTACCAAAGCCAACGATGCAAAGGTTATTGATAACCAGTTTGCAGGGCAGGGGGATTTGCTTTCACAACCAGCCGAACAGCCTAAATCTGAAACTAAGGCAGCCAACAATATCCAAGACTTAGGTGAGAAAATCGGTGGCGCACGTAAAGATACAGCCGTATCAACCGGCACAAAAGCAAAACGTACTGATAAAAATCCAGACGTACCAACATGGGCGAAGCGTTACAACATTACCGAAACCGTTTATTCAAGTGATGAAAATGAAAATGGAACTTGGTCTATTTATGATTCACGCGACAAAAATAGGTTAGGACTTCCGCGAGAAATTGGCAAAGGCTTTGCATCAAAAGAAGCTGCAATGGCTGAATTACCGGCCTTGGTCGTAGGTGCAAAACATAGAGTGGTTGCAACCGCACAACGTCCTGATGGCACTTATGGTTATGAAATCTACCGCAGTATTAATGACCGCAAGCGCGTCAAGATTGTTGATAAGGTATTTGATGACCGCATTGAAGCCTTAACCTACATGGGCGAACATGCCGCAGAAATACTTGAAACCAACACGACTTTTGGTGAAGTTGACCTGCCGACACCAGATGATACCAACCGTGTAGGCGTAGCACGCAGAAGCGGTGACGTGAAAGATACTGATTTCATGGACACTTTCGGCTTCCGTGGCGTGGAGTTTGGTGAGTGGAATAACCAGATAGAGCGCCAACAAGTGATGAATGCCGCTTATGATGGACTGCTTGACCTTGCCGAAGTATTGAACCTGCCGCCTAAAGCCTTAACACTGAACGGCGATTTAGCACTGGCATTCGGGGCGCGTGGTCAAGGCTTATCAGCAGCAAAAGCGCACTATGAGCGCGATAAATCAGTGATCAACCTGACTAAGATGAACGGCGCAGGTTCACTTGCGCATGAATTTTTCCATGCCTTAGACCATTACTTAGGCCGTCAAGACGGTAAAGCATCAAGTGAATGGGTAACAGATAGTGATGGTACTCGTTCATTTAAAGCTAAAGAAGTTGAAGATGATATGGTAAGTAGCGGCTTTAGCTACAAATCCAATGTGCGTGAAGAAGTGCGTACTGCCTATAAAGCCCTGATGGAAACCATGTTCAGGAAGGCGACCACCTACGTTGAAGATACGCAAGAGGCTGACAAGTTTGTTGCCAGGGCAAAAGATGATTTAGCTTCTAAACTGGATAGCATTCGCAATGAATTGTCTGCGCAGAAAGACCCGAAATACTACAAGCGCAATAACAAGCCAGCTACCGCAGAACAATTAGCCGAGTTTGATACCATTGCCAAGCAGTTGCTTGATGGTCAAGGCTTGGACGCTGAATATCGCGCCATTGATGACGGCAGAAAGCGTACCCGTAAATGGCAGTTGCCAGCAGGTCGTCATACCAATGATGCACTGGAAAAAATAAGCGCTATCTATAAAGCGGTGCGCGGCAGAAATGGATTTGATTCAACCAACCAGAACGGCACAATGGATTACTTGCGCGGCACAATGTCGCGTTACAGTGGTCGCCTCAAAATGCTGGCAGACGCACAGCAAGGCAATGAAAAAGTCAGACAAGTACCTACCAATTTTGCCTTGAATGCAAAAGAACTGGATCAAGGTCGTGGTAAGGATTACTGGACAACACCGCATGAAATGGCAGCGCGTGCATTCCAAGGATATGTTGAAGATAAGATTACAGCCACCGGCGGTAAAAGCCCATTCTTAAACTACGGCAGGGAAGGCGCAGGTATTTTGACACCGTGGGGCGTTAAGTTCCCATTCCCAAGAGGCGAAGAACGCAAGGCGATTAATGCAGCACTGGATAAGTTTGTTTCAGCATTGCAGACCAAAGAAACCGACAAAGGCATATCACTTTACAGCCGTAGCAACAACAAAACCGGTGATTCTGGCCTTGGTAACGTCACTGTTAAGCCAATTAAAACATTAAGCAAAGCTATTCAAACCGCACTTGACGCTGAAAATGCCGTTCAAGTATCTGTTACAGGGGGTAATGTAAATGTCTTACGAGAAATTGCAAAAACATTCGGAAAACAAATCATCTTTTATAACGAAGCGAACCCTTTCACGCCCTTGGGCGCTGGTGTGCGTGAAAACGGGAGAGTACAGGTACAGCCTGGAAGAACTGAAAACGATGCTGCCACCGGCACAGTATCAGAAGGCAATCCAGTACAGGGAGAGCGTAGCGAATCCAGTGGACGATCCGACGGATTTGTTAACACTGGACTTCCTGGATATATATTTCTCAGAGTTGATGGAAAAAACAACGCGCTCTACATTGTAGGTCATGAGTTAGGCCATAGCTTGCGTATGGACGATCCTGCGCTATGGGCGCAGATGGGTAAGCAATTACAGCCTTTAATTAGACAATGGGGTAAGTATAAAGCTGAATCTGGCTATGATTTCAATAATGATGTGGAATATGTTGAAGAACTATTCGGTGACATTATCGGTGACAATTTTACCAATCAAGACTTTTGGAATGATGTTGCCGCACAAAGCCCGTCATTATTTAAACGCATTGCAAACAAAGCCATTCAGTTATTAAACAAAGTTATTACCGCAATTAAAGACCGCAATGCTAATGCCTTCCTGACAGACGCAACCCAAGCCAGAGCGATTATTGCCAATACCTTAGTTAAGTATGCTGACAATGTGAATAAAGGGGTGTATGCCAAGTACGCAAGTGAACTGGACGCTGGTAATAAACGTTCAATCAATTCACAGCCAGCTACTTTAAATGCAAACGGCAAACCGATATACTCTACCCAAGAAGGTATTGATAATTTCTGGGAGTGGTTCAATGACATTCAATTCAGAGGACTGGCGCAGACGGGTAAAACTGGCGCAGACGGACGAGGAAATGACAGCACTCGCACTGGAACTGGAAAGCAAGCCTACGGACTTGATGAACAAGGCCGACCAAGAATCTTCTTTCACGGAACAGCATCCGATTTCAGCGCCTTTGATCTTGAACACGCGCAAAGGAAAGATCGTGGTTGGCTAGGTGACGGGGTTTATCTTACTAACGATACCTTACTTGCAGAAAGCTATTCCAATCTAAAAGCAGGTAATGCTGATCCAAATATCATGCCGCTATATGTGGCATTGCATAATCCGTACTTTGCTACTATCAAAGTCAAGCAAGCGCTTAAAGGCGCGTCCAAGCAGGAAATTACAGACTTCACCGATAAGTTAAAGGCATTAGGTCATGATGGGGTAGTGCTTGAATACAACGATGAAACCAGTGAAGTCGTTGCATTTTATTCTAATCAAGTGAAATCTGCCGTGGGGAACAACGGTGATTTTGATGCTAAAAATGACGATATTCGTTATAGCCGTCCATCTGCCCCAACCTTCTATTCTGCCCTGGCTAAAGCTATCCCATTAGCAAAACAAGACACCATGCCAGCCGGCCAATGGAAAAACTGGCTAGTAGCTAACGCCGGTAAGATGAATGTCAAGCAGGCTGAACTGCAATGGTCAGGCTTAACCGATTACTTAGACCTGCAGCAAGGCAAGGTAAGTAAGGCTGATATTCAGCAATACCTTGATGCTAATGGTGTGCAGGTTAGTGAAACTATGCTTGGTGACAAATCAGAAAATGATTACCGAGTGCTAGAAGAAAAGTACGATAACGCTGCCGATGCCGTAAATGAGGCTATCCGCAACCATGTTTCATTTGAGGAGCAAGATAGATTACGCGCAATTCGTGATGATTACCAAGATCAGATTATAGAAAATGCGAAGAAGGTTGATGCAACTAAATACGCCAAATACACCGTAGCAGGCGGAGAGAACTATAAAGAGTTGTTGCTGACGCTGCCAGAGAAAACGCCTCTTTCAGATGATGAAAGAAATGAGCTTAATAATCTAGGCATGAAGATGAATAATGACATTGATTTCTCATATAAAGATCAAAAAAGATACAGAGAATTGATGGATAAATCAGCTTTACGAGTTGATAACAATTATAAATCTAGTCATTTTGAACAGCGCAACATTCTCGCGCACGTAAGATTTGACGAGCGTGTAGATGCGGACGGTAACAAGGTTCTATTCATCAATGAGATTCAATCTGATTGGGGGCAAGAGGGTAAGAAAAAAGGGTTTGGTGATGGCATAACAATCAAAAAAGACATTAATGGGTTTTATCGCGCATACAGTCGTGATGGTTCTTCTATTGAACTTCGTGTGAATGGCGAAAGATTTAGTGCGCTTAGTACAGAGCAAGCAGTTAGGGATGCTTTACCAACTTCATATACGCCCCATGTAATTCCTACCGCCCCATTCGTAACAGAAACAAAATCCTGGGTATCACTCGCACTCAAACGCATGATTCGTTATGCGGCTGAAAATGGCTTTGATAAAGTAGCTTTAATCAACGGGCAGCAAGCGGCTGATCTTTATGATTTGAGTAAGCAAATCAATATGGCTTCTGCTATTGCCAATAATGACGGTACTTACAATCTTATTCTTGAAGATAAAAGCGCGAATGAAATATCTGGCTATGCTGGCGGCGGTAAGAAATTAAACGCACAGGAATTAGAAGATACAATCGGTAAAGACTTGGCTGCAAAACTGATTGAGGGCGCGGATAAAAACAAGAGTAAGCCTTGGCCTAAAAACGCCAGTGTTAATCCAGCATTTTTCACATTGCGCGGTATTGATCTCAAAGTCGGCGGCGAAGGTATGCGTGCCTTCTATGACGAAATTGTACCGTCAACGGCACGCGATGTATTACGCAAGCTTGGCGTTAGCCCTCATTCTCTTGGTAGTAAGGCCAAATCTTCTAAGGTAATTGGAAACAGTAGCTTGGTTGATGCCAAGTTTTTCAGCGATCTGGTTTTGAGTAAGACCTTCATTGACAAGGGGTTCAAAGGCGTTGATTCCGAGAGCAAACGAGTGGTGCAATCTAAGATGCTCGCTATTGGAAAGGACGACAAGATTCTCAAGTCTGTTATCCGTGCCATCCCCGTTGATGTGATGAACATGCTCAACAGCCAGAAGCTTTCTGCCGAGATGTTCTTCCATAATCCTACGATGCTCATAAATTACAGTGTAGTTCCACTTAGACCTAATATGCCCACTGCTGTCGATGTGTCCTCTGCGCTCATACGTGGCATAGCAAGCGCGACTGCAAAAGAAGTTGATAGTCTTGGAATCTCTGATTCTGTTGGTTTTTCTGGTAAAGACAGTGCCGCAACTGGTACACTTATGGATAGCCATAACATTACTCCTTCTAGTAGTGTTGGGTTAGAGGCTGGTGATGTTAGCGCATCATCAGCTTCGTCTATTATACATCCAATACTAATCAATGGAAGCATACAACTCGGCTTCACCATCACCCCTGAACTACGCGCTAAAGCCTTAGAAGGCTTGCCATTATTCAGCCGTCCACAATCCAAGTTCTCACAAAAATCTACCGGTATTGATATTCGTGACCTGAATGCAGTGGTTGCTAACGTCAATCAAGCCTTGCGTGGCCTGCCTGCAACTTATGTGTTGGAAGATTACACTAAAGCACCGGCTGAATTAGTCGCGGATATTAAGCGTGATAAAGCCTATGACGCTGCAGGCGCATGGCATAACGGCGAAATATACCTATTCCGCAACAACATCATCAATACAAATCATGCCCTGTTTACCATGCTGCATGAATCTACCCATGAAGGCTTGCGCCGTGTATTCGGTAAAGAGATTGATGCGACTTTAATGGGCATCTATCTAAGCAATCAGGATATTAAACAGCAGGCAGATAGTTTACGCGCTACACACAAAGACCTGTCACTGGTCGCGTCCGTAGAAGAAGCGCTGGCAGATATGGGCGGCAACGGTATTAAAGCAAGTGTAATGGATAAACTAATCGCTTTCGTGCGCAATTTCTTACGCAGATTAGGCATGAATCTGAAAGTATCAGATGGCGAAGTAAGGGCGATTGTTACCCGTGCCTTGGATAGCCTGAAATCACCTAGCAAGGTTACGCATTACACGATTGGTTCTGCTTATTCCGCAGATAGTTCAGGCGACCAGACTAATACGCCGGAGTTTAAGGCATGGTTTGTGGATAGTAAGGTGGTGGATGAAAATGGCGATCCTCTTGTTGTTTATCATGGTACTGGAAATGATTTTAATGAGTTTGAAATTGGAAAAGAAGGCGGCGTTTTCTTTTCTGAATATAAATCAATAGCAAGTGCATTTGCCACAAATGTTAGATATGGGAAATTGAAATCTAACATTGATTTAGAAGGATCAAATGTAATGCCTTCTTATTTATCATTGCAAAATCCAATGATTGTAGATTATCAAAATAAATATTCTGTTGCAGGGGTTAAATCTGACATAACAAAGGCAAGAAAAAAAGGATTTGATGGGCTTATTATTAGAAGGGCAATGGATTTTGGTGGTAGAGCAGATCAATATGTGGCTTTTGAGCCTACTCAAATCAAATCTGCAATCGGCAACAACGGCGACTTTGACCCTACTAACCCTGACATTCGCTACAGCCGCCCAACACCGCGTCTTTCACCCGTAGTTCAACCATCAACACCAAACCAGCAATGGCAAAGCCCAGATAAAAGTAAACTGGATAACGTCATCTATATGCTGCAAAACAAGTTCGTGGACTTGAAGCGCGTGACGCAGGCTATTCAAAAATCAGGCAATACCATTGAGGATAAATGGAATCCATACCTGTTAGAAGAAAACTTCACAGGACGTACCGCAAAGCGTACTAAAGATTTTCTCAAGCAGGAATTAGAACCGCTGATGAAATCCATGCAAGCGCGTAAAGTGGAAATGGCTGACTTTGAAGAATACTTGTGGGCGCGTCATGCCGAAGAACGCAATATCCAGATTGCCAAGATTAATCCGGCAATGCAGGACGGCGGTTCTGGCATGAAAACACAGGACGCACGCGATTATCTGGCAAACCTGACACCGGTACAAACAGCAAATTATCAGGCACTTGCCGCCAAAGTGGACGCGATTCTTAAAACTTCACGTCAGCGCTTGATTAGCTACGGACTTGAAACACCGGAAACGATTGCCGCATGGGAAGGTGCATATCAGCACTATGTACCATTGATGCGTGAGGATATGGATAATGGTTTTGGCAACGGTTCAGGCCAAGGATTTTCTGTTAAAGGCAATGCTTCCAAACGCGCAACCGGTTCTAAACGTGCCGTGGTGGACGTACTGGCGAACATTGCGCAACAGGTAGAGCGTAACATCATCCGTGGCGAAAAGAACCGTGTATCAACCGCACTGGTAGGACTAGCGACACTTAACCCGAATAAAGACTTCTGGAAAGTGGACGTTGTGCCAACAATGCGCACCGTGGTTGCCGGTAAAAATAGTTACGAAGTGCTGTACAACGGTTCTGTGGTGCAGACCTTCACTAATCCGGTTGAGGCCAATAAGTTCATTCAATGGAATGGCGCAGGCTATACGCTGAATATCGTCAAAGGTCAGGACTTGGTAATGGACGTGCCAGATCCAAGTTACAAAAACCGTGACAATGTTGTAGTGGCGCGTATCGTCAATGCCAAAGGCAAGATCGAGGAACATTTTGTCGAGTTTAATACGCATGATGAACGCGCCATGCGTGCAGCAGCATCTATCAAGAACCTAGACCAAGACCAGATCGGTGAATTGCTTGGTACTGCGTCAAGCATTACCCGTTACTTCTCAAGCATCAACACCCAATACAACCCGTTCTTCGGTGTCATCAACATTCTGCGTGACGTACAGGGTTCATTATTAAACCTTAGTTCTACACAATTGGCTGGCAAGCAACTGGACGTATTGAAAAATACGCCATTGGCTTTGAAAGGCATCTATCAGGATATTCGCAGTGAGCGCAAGACCGGTACACCGACTAATTCATTCTGGTCATTATTGTTTGAGGACTTCCAGAAACAAGGTGGGCAGACCGGCTACCGCGATATGTACCGCAATGCGAAAGAACGTGGCGAAGCACTCAAGCACGCGCTTGATCCGACTTGGTGGCAACAAACGACTGCAGGCAAGATTGTCAGCATTAACGGCATCCTGGCTAAACCTGAACAATTCCTGAAAGAAGCAGGCCAGAAATACATTTTTGATTGGTTAAGCGATTACAACGAATCAATGGAAAATGCGGTGCGCCTGTCTGCTTACAAGGTCGCACTGGATAACGGCATGAGCAAAGCACAAGCTGCCAGCCTTGCCAAAAATATCAGTGTGAACTTTAACCGCAAGGGTGAAATGGGCAGGCAAATCGGTTCGCTGTATGCCTTCTTTAATGCGTCCGTTCAAGGTACTGCGCGTATTGGTGAAACTTTATTCACAGACAACAACGGCAAACTGACATTAAGCAAAGCCGGTAAAGCGATTGTCACCGGTGGCTTATTGCTAGGTGTCATGCAGGCTTTAATGTTAGCAGCGGCAGGCTTTGGTGATGATGAACCGCCTGAATTTGTACGTGATCGCAACCTGATTATTCCTTTGGGTAACGGTAAGGCGATTACGATTGCCATGCCATTAGGCTTTAATGCCTTGCCTGCTTTCGGACGCATTCTCACTGAATGGGCATTATCCGGTGGTGAGGACACTAGCAAACGCTTCTTCCATATTTTTGAAATGCTTGCAGAAGTGACTAACCCGATTGGCAATGCCGGATTATCCATGCAAACAATCACACCAACCATGTTCGATCCGCTTGCTGCTTTGGCAGAAAACAAGGATTGGACAGGCAGACCGATTGCCAAGATGGATTTCAATTCACAGAAGCCAACAGCAGGTCATACCCGTGCTAAAGATACTGCCAGTGCTATCAGCAAAGGCTTGTCTTGGGTAGTGAATGAAGCAACTGGTGGCAGCGATTACACCCCAGGCGCTTTAAGCCCGACACCAGACCAGATTGATTACTTGCTTGGTCAAATATTCGGCGGTGTAGGCCGTGAATACATGAAGCTGGAACAGTCTGCGACCTCTATTGTGACCGGCGAAGAATTACCGGTGTACAAAATCCCATTGGTCGGCAGGTTTTATCTCGATGCAGAAGGGCAATCATCCCAAAGTTCACGCTTCTATGACAACCTGAAATCAGTGTTTGAAACTGAAACGGAACTGAAAGGCTTACGCAAGGACGGCCTCGATACATCAGAGTATCGCGCTAATCATCCCGAAGCGGCATTGGTATTCCGCGCTAATTTAGAACAGCGTGAGATTAGCCAACTGCATAAATTGCGTTCAGAGAAACTCAAAGCCGATGCTTCACCAGATGAAATCAAGGCGCTGAATGAACGGATCACCGCGAGAATGCTGAAATTTAACGAACTGTTTAAAACAAGGACAACAGCAGGCGAATAACAGCAAACAAAGCGAAGCCGCCCAAGATGATCCAGCCGATAACCAAAAATAGTTTATCCATAGTGACCCTATCTTCAAAATCACATACTAGCAAATTTATCGCTGGTATGTGGGGTATGAATGGGGAACGATTAACCGAACAAATCAGAAGCCGCTTTACGTGGCTTTTTTTGTGGGAGTAATGATGACTGCCAAAATAGATGAAGCGTTAAAAGAGTGGGCAACAATTAGACAACTGGAATACATTGAAGCGATTAATGCAACATTAAACCTGCATGAAGCCGCCAGGCAATTAGGCGTATCACGGCAGACAATCCAAAACAGCATGAAACTGTTACGCAAAAAAGCCGCTACACAGGGATTTTCGCCGGAACATGGCTATATTCATACTGTACCTGACCCGTTTATTGTAACCGGTATATCGACCTATCATAAAGATACGCGCCAGTGGGTGAAGTCTAAACTAGACGATAAGAAGCGAGAAGAAGCAATCCGTGAAGGGTTTGAAGTTATGGCAAATGACTTGCCTAGACTTGAAGCGATACGGAAGCCTATAACTATACACGATCAGTTATGTAATCTTTTTACCGTCACTGATTTTCACCTGGGGATGCTTGCCAACGAAAAGGAAAGCGGCAACGATTGGGATTTGAAAATAGCAGAAGCTACCTTGGTCGGTTGCTTTGAACAGATGATTTTATCATGCCCGAATGCGTCAATTGGTGTCATCAATCAGCTTGGCGACTTCCTGCATAGCGATGGCATTATGCCGGTGACACCAACCAGCGGTCACATTGTAGATCAGGACGGCAGGTTCGCAAAAATTGTCACGGTTGCACTTCGCTTATTGCGAAGAATTATTGATATAGCTTTAATGCGTCATGAAAAGGTTATTGTGCTAATGGCAGAAGGCAATCACGATATTACTTCTAGTATCTGGTTACGAGTAATGTTTAAAGCGCTGTATGAAAATGAACCACGCATTGAAGTCATTGATTCCGATTTGCCGTATTACCAATACCAGCACGGGAATACGATGCTGGCTTTCCATCATGGGCATTTATCAAAAAACGATTCATTACCTTTACTGTTTGCGTCACAGTTCCCTAAAGTCTGGGGCAATACCACCAAGCGCTATTGCCATACAGGACACCGCCACCATGTAGAAGAAAAAGAACACAGCGGCATGAAAGTGATCCAGCACGCAACTTTATCAGCAAGGGATGCTTACGCTTCTCGCGGCGGATGGTTATCAGAAAGAGAAGCAACGGCTATTACTTATCACAAAGAATATGGACAGGTTGCGAGAACTACCGTGACACCGGAAATGCTGCAATAATGTTATTATTGTCGGTACGGATAGATTTATTTAATCTGATTATGTTAATATTCGTTCTTTACGAAATTTAGTCTTACTATTTTTCTTACCATCGTGCTTGTAAGGCGCGTCAATACTAGATGATTGATGCTCTCCTTTCGCACCATATCATAGCTTTAAAATCCCCTGTAAACCGCTTATATATTGGCCTTCTGGCCTTTTATATAGCGGTTTTCTATTTTGGTAATATCTGGTGATAAGTGGTTGCTTGTGGGCATATAAAGATATATATTCTTACTAAATTCTTACCACCATTCTTACCATTCATGGCAACCGTACAAAAAACAGCTTCCGGCAAGTGGAAATTTACCGCTACCGTAAACTATAAGCAGCACACCAAGACCTTTGAAACTAAAGCCGAGGGGTATGTGTGGGAAGAATTGCTGAAAGCCGGTAAAGGTAAAACGCCGTCCATTACGTTCGGCAAATTGCTGGAAAAATACCGTGATGAAGTTTCTGTAAATAAAAAAGGTGAGCGATGGGAAAGCATTAGAATCGGATTATTCCTGCGCGATAAGATAGCAGATATTAAAATCGCAGATTTATCTAAGGCTACTTTTGCAGAGTGGCGCGACCGGCGCTTAAAAGAAGTTTCTGCATTATCGGTACTGCGTGAATGGGCATTACTTAGTCATTGCCTGCAGATTGCGGTGAACGAATGGGAATACCTGCCAGACAATCCAATGAAGGGATTGAAAAAACCCAAGGGTGAACCGCCAAGAGATAGGTTAATTAGCCAGGATGAAATTGACCGCTTATGTTTTGCGCTGAATTATACGCCCACTGCTGAACTGTCAACCGTCACCAGCAGAATAGGGGCTGCATTCATGTTTGCCATTGAAACGGCATTTAGGGCGCAAGAGATATGTAATTTAAGATGGGTTGATATATCTGGCAGGGTTGCCAAGATCAACGATTCCAAGACGTTCGCAGGTGTGCGTGAAGTACCGTTAAGTAGTGTGGCTATGGCAATCGTTCAGCAGTGCAAGGGAGTTGATAAAAATCTGGTATTCAACATTAAGACCAGCCAGCTAGATGCGCTATTCAGGAAGGCAAAGAAGTTGGCTATGGTTGATGGGTTGCACTTTCATGATACTCGCGCGGAAGCAATCACGCGCCTTGCTAAAAAGCTGGATATACTAGACTTAGCCAGAATGGTTGGGCATAAAGATTTAAAAATGCTCATGGTTTATTACCGTGAATCAGCCAGCGACATAGCCAAAAGGCTAGACTAAGCCGCTTTCTGTTTCAGATAATTATCAATATCTTCCGCTATCCATTGTGGATGCGCTTTCGGTGTTAGCTTTACCGGCTTCGGAAAGTCAGGTTGATGCTTGATGCACTTGCGAAAGTGATCTATTGATATTCTTAGTTTATCTGCAGCTTCTTTTGTTTTTAATAGCTTCATGATCTGTTCCCCGTATTATTCTTAAATTGCCATTGCCTTGTCAATTTCGGCATCAATCTTATTGCTGTCATTAATATAATCAATATGCCTCAAGGTAATAAATCCTTCCAGGCTATCACTTACGTTTAATGCCTTGGCACGCAGGAAGCGGTAGCGTTCTGCGTCTTTTCTGTTTTCTTCTACCCGAACCATAAGTCTTACGTTGGCATCAATTAAATCTTGAGTGCATTTATTGTTAAATGTAGAAAGCAGGTCTTTTCTAATTGTTTCCTGAATATTCAGATGACACATACAGACCTTACCGGCGTAGCCGTAGGATTTATTCGGATCAAGTATTGCGCCTTGGCAGTTTTCGCAGGTTTTCATATTAATTACCCCCAACAATAATTACCCATCTATCACCATAGTAATACTGCACCCTATTACAGCACTTGCATTGCCTGCGTGCTATTGAACCGTTACCATACAGACCGTATTTATAATTATGTAGATTAAATGTGCAAAGTAATCGGTTCATATCATTTCACCTCTTTAAGTGCGCGGATTTGTCTTGCAACATCACCATAAATTATCTTTGAAAACCCATTGTTTATAAGATCATCAAAGTGTCTAGCAGCACGTTCCAACACCTCATCATCATGCGCTTGCAGTGATTCGGCTGGGGTGGTTGCGATGGTGTTTTGGATAATATTAAAAGCCATAAATATATAACCATGAGCATTAGATATTTTTTCTCTAATTTCTTTATTAACTCGATGCCCAAATGCCGGTACACGCATCCAATGTTCTTTGAATTGTTCGATACGATTAAATGATAATTCCAAAGCCTCGCGCAAATCATGATTGTTGGCTTGGAGTTCATATATTTTAGTATCTCTCTCTTGAACTTGAGAACATCTAATATTTGTCTGCTGCCT